ATCAAATGTTACGTGAAGGACGTTGGCCCAGAGAAAGTACGCAGTTTTGGCAAGAGTTAGATCTCATAGCTGATCAAATACGTTATCTTGAGTTCACCGGTGGCGAACCTTTTATGATTGCAGAACACTTTGATTTTTTGCAAACTCTTGTGGATAGAGGGTTAGCTGCAAATATTGAAATACACTACAATACCAATGGTACACATTATCCTGAACGTGGTATTGAACTTTGGCCACATTTCAAATTAGTTGAAATAGCATTTAGTATTGATGATCTTGGCAAACGATTTGAATATCAGCGCACAGGGGCAAAATGGTTAGAAGTGCATGATAACCTATATAAGTTTAGACATCTACGCCAGCAAAGTAAAAATATTCAAATACAGTTGTGCTGTACAATCAGTGTTTGGAATGTGATTTACTTTCCTGAGATAGCTGCATGGGCAACATTGTTTCCATGGGATTTTGTTTACTGGAACTACTTACATGACAGTCCGGTATGGTGCATTGCCAATATCGCTAAATCCACCAAAGAAAACATTGCAAACTATTTGCGTGGTAAAATGATAGTGGATCAACACGCCGAAGATTTAGAAAAAATTATAGCATTTATGTTTAGTAAACAGGGTTGGATTGGCACAGGCGGTGGCGGCACACTGACTTATGAAATCAGCAAATTAGATAAACTTAGGCAACAGAGATTACAGGACGTTGCCCCAGAGCTGGCTGAAATAATAGGTTACCAAGGTCCTTATGAATATGCAGAAACCTGATACACTGTGTCTTGCTCCTTGGGTACACACGTACCTGAGTCCTCAGACTGAGCGCAGAATGTGCTGTGCCAGTCGCGAACCAGCACAAAACTTCAAACAATACATAGACACAGATTCAGGCACAGGAAAGTATATTCCAATCACACTTGAACAACATTGGAACAGCGATCATATGCGAGGTGTAAGGCGTCGTATGTTGGCCGGGGAAACCTTACCAGAGTGCGAAGTATGTAATGATAAACTGCTGAATACCAGTGTGTATAGAGATTATTTTACACATTTGTTTGGACATAAAATCAATGAAATTTATGCTACCACTGACCACAGTGGTAGAACTACCATGGTTCCTGTGTCGTGGGACTATCGTTTCTCCAACCTGTGCAACTTTAAATGCAGAACTTGTGGGGATATGCTGAGTTCGTCATGGGAAGCTGAACAAAAAGCACAGGGGATGATTGACTGGACAAATCCAAAAAATAATTGGATGCGGAAGGACATACGTGAACACATCACTCAGTTTCAAGATACACAAATTGAAGCTGAGTTTGCTGCCGCTGTTGAGCAACATCGTGTTGAAGAGGTTTATTGGGTAGGCGGTGAGCCATTGATGTACGAACAACACTGGCACTACATGCCGCGTATTATTGAATTAGGTGATGGAGACAAAATTTATGTCAGGTATAATACTAATCTTAGTAGGGTTGATCATCGTGGAATCAATCTTTTCCGCGATATACTTGCGAAATGCCGTGATTGGCAAATCTGTGCCAGTCTCGATGGAGTTGGTGAAATCGGTGAATACATCCGTACAGGTCTTGATTACTCAAGATGGTTACAAAATTTTAGGCAAGGAATAGAGCACAGGACTCATGCAAGACAAATGCGTATTGATTTTACCTTGACGCTACCGGGCATGGATCAAATATTGCTGGTGGAAAATCTTGCAGAAGAACTAGGGGTAGAAATTTTAACCAAAGTGGTGTTTAGTTTTAGCCCCGAAATAGTCATGAGCCCGCTGTGTTTACCAAGAAAAATTTTAACCAATTGGGTGCAAGACATTTTATCCAAAGCCAAAACTCGCACAGTCAAAGACATGTTGACGCAGTTGTTGACTAGACCCACATTTGAAGAACAATGGCCAGAATCTTACCAACAAGGTCTACAGCAAGGTAAACAACGAATTCTTAAACTGGAACAAATTAGATCGCATTCAACGTCAATGGATAGTATACTGTCAACAAGAAGTGATGTTTACCAATGGTGGAATCAAATTGCTTGATAGAATTGAAATCTCGTTACGCAGCAAAGATCGCAATGTTCATCAAATCTATGTTGATGTGCATGATAATTCTTTGAGCAAAAAATGGTTGCAGGCACTCAACAGTGCGCTGAATTCAAACTGTCATTTAGAAAAAAATTATTGTTGGCTTGGTTTTGTAGAAGGAGAGAGAAATCTAGAGTTCTTATGCAAACAAGTCAATGCTAGTATAGATGCTATCAACGCAGGATCTATTGGTTACAAAATCAACGATGAGTTCAATGTTGGCAACGTTTTACATACTAACTTAGAATTAAATCATAATCACTTAAATCACTTACATAGATATTTTGAAGATTTGCAAGGGTCAAGTCATAACTTGAGCATTTATTACAAAAACGCAGATCCAACTACACGTTGGCATATTAGACAGTTGAATCTCTTGTGCCATGAAATTGAAAGCATGGCTTTGAGTGTAAAACAGTCTGTGAATGCGCCAGAATGGCGTAGACCAAGTCAACTCATGTGCTGGTTAAAGTCACAAAGATTTACGTTAGATGAAAGCGATTACGAATTTTTTGGAATAGAAACCATAGCACGTGATCTTGGCGGTGTTTATCTTGGGGTAAACAAAGCAGTGGGCAAACATCATTGGGAGGTATTTTTGGATGAAGGCCGTGACAGCAGAGTTGAGGAATTGGTCACGCAGGCTCTTAGTTCGCAGACTGAAGCAGCTGGCGATTTTGACATTGAATGGGCAAACAATCCTGGTGCCTACAGTTTTATGCAGAAACGACTTGCAGAATTCCGGCAATGGTTACAACAAAACAATTTTGACCCGGAAGATAAAAGTCTTACTATTGGGCATCCAAAAGTGGCACAGGTTGATCTACATGCTAGTTTTGGAACAACGGATTATCTTAAGATATGGCAAACTCTCGCAAGGCACATGGATGTATATTGTATAAAAACCAGTGAAGCCAAAGCCATATACGAATATCGCTGGGATGACCCAGATTACATAGATTTACAGATCAAGGAACTGATATGAAATGGATAAAAAATATTTGGTCAAGAATACGTTTAGAAATTCGGTATAGAAAAAAGCTTAGAGAACTTCGTAAACGAGATCCCTTTATTTACAAATGAACATACTAGGTATCAGTGCTGGATTTCACGATGCCGCTGCCGCGGTAATTGATCCTCATGGTGAAATTTTATTTGCAGCTCACAGCGAAAGATACAGCAAGATCAAAAATGATCAAACATTGCACACAGAGCTATTGAATGCTGTAAATGAGTTTGCACCTATATCACATGTTGCTTACTATGAAAAACCCTGGAAGAAGCAGCTACGCAGATGGTTCAGCGGCGAAGGCTTTGATTGGAACCAAACTTTAACAGCAAAAGTCGTAACGCAACATCTCGGAAACTTGCCGCTTTTCACGGATGTCAGCAGTTATGATCATCATCTAAGTCATGCCGCAGCAGGTTTTCAAACCAGTCCTTTCACAGACGCCACAGTGGTAGTTATAGATGCAATAGGCGAACTTGAAACTATTTCAATTTATTCTGCAGAGTATGATAAGCAAGGCAATGCCAAGTATCGCAAACTATGGCAACAACAGTACCCACACAGCATTGGTCTTTTTTATTCCGCAATGACTCAACGTGTGGGTTTGAAACCCATGGATGAAGAATACATTCTAATGGGCATGAGTGCCTACGGCAAGAAAAATCATTCAGAGTTTTTAAAAAGTTTGTTAATACAAGATCTAAATGCTTGTACGTTCAAGCAAAATTTACACACAGGTGTTGATGAAGATTTGTTGCAGGGTGTAAACAAAAATGACATTGCACTGTCGTCGCAAAAGCTGTGTGAAGAACTAGTTTATAGCGTAATGCATCGTGCAAGAAAATTCCGTTGGAGTAATAATCTAGTGTACATGGGCGGAGTTGCCTTGAACTGTCTTGCAAATAGAAATCTTGGAAAAATCTTTGATAATATCTGGATCATGCCTAATCCAGGCGACGCAGGCAGCAGCCTAGGTGCTGCGGCACTGGCTTATGGTAAACGTCTTAATTGGCAGCATCCATTTCTTGGGCATAACATAGAAGGCAGTTATCCTATTGGTGCAATTGTCAACGGTTTGTTGCGGGATCGCATAGTGGGAGTTGCAAGTGGCCGTGCAGAGTTTGGACCTAGGGCACTGGGCAATCGAAGTTTACTGGCAGATCCGCGAGGAGCAGATATCAAAGACAAAGTCAACGTAATTAAAAAACGACAAAAGTTTAGACCTTTTGCACCAGTAATTCTAGAAGAAGTCGCCAATCAGTATTTTGACTTTCCAGTGGGATGGACTCAAAGTCCGTATATGCAAACTGTGGCAAGATGTAAACGCCCTGACTTGTTTCCTGCTATTTGTCACGTTGATGGTACCAGTAGAGTACAAACTGTGCCCGCTGATAGATCAGGGATTAGAAAACTGCTTGAAACTTGGTATCAAATCACAGAATGTCCAATGTTGTTAAACACCAGTTTAAACATCAGAGGTGAACCAATGGTCAATGATAGACAAGATGCAAATAGATTTGAAAAATTGTACAAGGTAAAAGTATATTCATGAAATCCAAAAAGAATCCTTGGAAAAAAATCTTGGCAAACGCACAGGGTGCTCAAAACGGGTGGAACAAAAAACATCAACGGTTAGGAGTCAATCGTCCTGTTAAAACGTTTTCTTGTACTCCAGAAGACATTGAACGTATATATAATGAGCAGGGCGGAGTCAGCCGCTGGTTAAAAATTCCTATTGACCCAATGGATGTTTTTAGAAAACATTATCCGTTGGCACCAAGCCTGGATAGACTAGATAACAACAAAGATTATACGCCAGATAATATCTGTGTCAGTACAAGATTTGAAAACTATGGATTTAACAAAGCCACAGATGAAATCAAAACAGAATGTATTACAAAGCTAGTAGGATATATGTCTAATGGAAATTAAAGCAATTGATGACACCAACACACTGTTTTCATTACATAATCTAGTAGATCAAGATTTAGTTGACCAACTGCAAGACATAGATTGGGCCAGTGTGCCTACGTTGCCTTTTATGTCAGCTCAGCATAGAAAAGTTGTTGTACTTGAAGCTGTGCCCTTGTTGCAAAAAGTTGATACTCAAATGAGGCAAAAAAGCAAGGTAATTGCACACAAGCTAGGTTTGGAATTTGATTTTTATTACAACGATTTTTGGATTGACTTTCCTGGATGGTCAGTGCCCTTGCATGTTGACAGTCAAGTTTTTTGTTCATGGCAATCATACTGGTTTGGCCCTGAAAACACAGGCACCACATTTTATACTGATCGTCTTGGTACTGAAGTCAAGTACCAAGCAAGTTTTTCTCCAAACACCGGATACTTTATGTTAAACATGCCAGTTGACGGTGCACAACCGTTGAATTGGCATGATATGAAACATACCATCCCAGAAGGACAACTAAGATTAACAAGTTACACTCGACTAGGCCCTTATCATGCAAGAACATATAACCACCACTGAAACTAGATATCATAAAGATTTTGCGTATTACGTAAACGACAGTATAATAGGACGTAGTCTAGAACTGTATGGCGAGTACGGCCAAAGCGAACTAGACTTTTTTCTATGGCTTGCCAATCCTGAACATGTCATTTATGATATTGGAGCAAACATAGGCACATACACTGTGGCTTTTGCCAGCAGTGGCGCACAGGTGTTTGCATTTGAACCAAATCCTAAAAACTATGCACTGCTTGATACAAACACCAAAGATTTAAACAACGTAAAAGTCTATCATGTTGCTGTGGGTAGCAAAACACAAAAAGTTTTTTGCAATGATTTTGATTTAGATGTTCGCAGTAATTACGGAGCTATGAATATCAATGAATCAAGCGGCACAGCAGTTGATATGATAAGTTTAGATAATCTAGCCATTCCTGCTCCTACAATGATAAAAATTGATGTAGAAGGCAGCGAACTTGATGTTTTGTTAGGTATGCAAAACAAGATAAAAGAAAACATGCCAGTGATTGTATATGAAGCACATGAAACCAAACAATTTGCAGAAATATTTAATCTTTTAAAAAGTCTAGACTATAGATTGGTTTGGCTTCAGTGTATGAATTACAATCAAAAAAATTTCAAACAAAACACCAACAATGTCTTTGAAAACACAGCTTTGTTTAGCGTAGTGGCATGGCCTCCGCAAGCACCACAGGACATACTAACTGGTCATGAAGTTACAGGACCAGATGATACTTGGCAAAAGTTTTGCAAACCAGTTGATAATCACAAGTAAGTTTCTAATCCGCCACGCCGTCTGATATCCTGGGTGCAGCAGCTGATGCCACCATCCCAGAAGTAGCTGTGTCTAAGTTCACACACTATAGGATTAATCTTATGTTGTTCACAAAAATCAAACACAGTCTTGTTGTATGCTGAAAAAATCACATTCTGTTCATCCAGCACAAGGCAATTCACATCAAACACAGTTTCTGCAACATATCCTGTCCAGTGATTTAGATAAGTGTTGACGTATTCTGTGAATTCAGGTGTGGGTGTTTGTCCCTGTACATACCACGCTCCAGGCGATTCTTCGTATCTAAACTTGCCGACTTCCATTGCTGCCCAGATACTGCTATCCCAAATTTTGCAAACTTCCCATCCAGGAAAATCTTGATCAAAGTTTAAATTTACATCGTGTTTTGAGCTTAGAATCACTCCAGGTTTTAGTATAGCAAACACAGCATCACCGTGACCATCTGTCACAGCTTCGTGTATTCTATAATTGCTGTCAAGAAGATTATCAACAATCCAAGCCGTTTGTTCTGGTTTTAAAAAATCACTGTTGTCAAAAAATATATCTCTACCAACACGTACGATGCAACTAGCACTGGCTCCGTTTAGAACGCAGTTAGGGTCAAAGAATTTTCCATGCGGATTTACCACCGCGCCTGGTTGTTGCTTTTCATAGTTATTGGATATATCGTCTAGTTCTTGCATAGGCAATATTCTCAATAGCTTGTTGCCTAAAGTTATTTGCCAATCTCGTGGTGTTAACGGAGGTAACGGTACACCTTGATTAGACAACTGCATGTTCTCAAAAGATTTTTTATCTATTAGATTTGGTCTAACCACTGTGGCGCCATAGTCTTTGATTGTATTGGTAAGATTTTGTAAATCTTCTTCAGTTTCATGTAGTATTTGAGAAAGTTGATTGCGTACCTGTGCGTTGTCAATAAAATCAAAATAATCTGGTGGATAGGCTCTACCCACAATCACTTCTTCTAATGGTTGCCAACTGGTAAAACTGTTTATAACATTCATGACTGTAAACTCTTATAAAGTGCTTTTAATCTTTGAGTACCGCAGCTTGAAAAAACTTTTTGATTATGCTCAATATCTGATCTACACTGATCAAATATTTTTTGTAAGTTTTGGTTTTTAAGTTGTTTAATCAAGTCGTAAACTGCTGCCCATCTCAATGTGTTATTAGTTATACTATCATAACTTGAGTCTATGACATTTTCAAACGTGCGATATCCCATGTCACGTAACAGTTTTAAACTACCGGCGGGTGCAACAAGCACAAAAGGCTGTCCGTGTTTAATTGGTTTAAATGTTTTCTCAGTTAAAAATGTTCCTCCACTTTGATCTGCATCAAAGAAAGTTTCAAAAACCAAGTGGACGTAGCTTTGCTCAACATGTTCTCTTACCATAATGCTATGATTGTTATGTTGATTTGATGTAAGATTATCGCAAGTGTATGGTGCATGGTTGACAAAGTCAATTGTTTGCTGTCTAAGATTCAACAAATCAATTTCAATTGGATTGTCTTCAAATTTGTCATCACTATCAACATTGCCATAACTCCAAAATGAATTTGATAACAAGTTTGAACTTTGAAGATGAGTCATGGCTGTGGCTCTCCACCACTTGTGAATTCTATTGAGTGCAGTAAAGTCTTTGTTTCTAGTGCTGTTTAGAGGTTGTGCTGGTTGGTGTCTAAAATTAGCTTTATAATAAAACAACTCATGATCAACAAAATGCACAAAGTTGGGTAAATCTTTTATAGCACTGTTTCCTGTTACAAATTTATAATTTTTGGGTATTTGATGAACATGGCATTGGCTGTTTAAAGCTTGACATTGTAGATTTGGATTGTCTCCTTCGTGATAGTAAAAAAGTAGTTTTAATTTGTTTTCTCGCACCGCTTGTTTTACGCTGTCTGGAATCAACGAAATATAGTCAATTGAAAAATCAAACCATGCGAACGCGATAGGATAAAAGCTATCAGCAGGATAGTCATCATTGATATGATAGTCTGTGTAGGGAAATTTAAAAATACTAAAATAATAGTACAAACGCATAGGCACTGTTCTTGGATAAGAATTCCATAAAGATTCGTAGCCTTTGCTGATGTCTGTTGCCTGTGCTAGATTTGGGTAAGGCTTTCCATTGATATATTTGTCGTAAACAAAGTTGAATTTCATATACTTTCTAACATATTGTACAACTCTTGTTTGAGTACTTTTTCAAATCCACCGTTGTAAAAATGATCACGATTATGTTCTATAACTGGAATCATAGATTCAAACAATGCCTGTTTTTTGCTAGGACTTAACATTTCAATGCGCTTTAGTTCTTTGGCAATCATTTCAGTTCTCAAAAACAAATCTGTTTCAAGATCGTAACTTTCGTCTATAAATTTGTCAAAGGTTTGAAAGCCATAGCTACGGAGATATTTTAGACTGCCAGGTGGAGCTTGCAAAATAAAAGGTAGTCCTAGTGCAATTGGCTTAAAAGTTTTTTCAGTTAGATGTTGACGATCATCGAACACCACAGTCTCAGTAACTACATAGATTAAACTTTGATTACATTCTTTAAACAAGTCTAGCTTGTAACTGGTCATAGGGTGTCCGCTTTCTTGATCAAACTCAAACGGCAATGTTGTTCCAAAAGCCATTACATCAGATATATCAGAATATCTATTCCTGTAGAAATCTGCTAGTTCTTCTGCTGGTTCGTTATGAAACGGACATCGCGCAGGAAAGCTGATATGATTATGTTGCAATCCTTTTTTTACCAATAGATACATTAATAGTATTCTGTGGCGACGGTCACCACCTATTATTCTATTTGGGCAAACAAAAGTTTTAGTTATTTGTCGAAGATGTGTAGGAACTATCAATTGGCTATAATTATAGCCCCGGTACCAATCTAGTGCAGCCCATCCATGGAAAAAATAGTATCTAGATTCAAAGTTGAATTTTTTACAAACTTCTTCAACTGCTGCGCTTTGATATTCACTTGTGACCAGTATAGGCAATTTATCATCAGTGGTGTGGCCGCGCTTTTGTAGATCTTGTCTTACGAATTCATTGAAAGTTTGACTTTGTCTTTCCAAATTAATTGGCTCTTGGTCAAGAAAAAATATATAATTATGTTCACGAGCATATGACAAATCAAAATTTTGCAAACTCTCTAGATCAGTTCTACCAAACGGATAACAATAAAACATTCGTACGCCTGGACGGTGATTTTGCAGCCAAGGCCAAAACACGCCTTCGTATATTTCGTCAATTCTAATCATGTTTGATGTTTTTTATTTTACTCAGAAACCAAATTTGTTCCCGCACGAACAAAAAGTAGAAAGCATTGAGCAAGCAAAAAAAATTGCCAAGACTCGCTTCTTTTGGATTGTAAATTACTTATCGGACTATGATGACTTTGATTTTCTTTGGGAACCAGTGCCATGGGAAAGCAAGTTTAGACATGTATGGCCAAGCCAATGGCAAGAACACGGAGGCACAGAACTCATCCCTAAAGATTGGGACGGAGTTGATACCAAATACCATACTGAGCCAAAGATATCAAGACAAGGTTCGGTGCCAGCTTACATCATAGACTATGGTAACGGACAAGAAGTTAGGACACCAAACAACGTGTCTGTGATACGCACAGTAAGGTACGTGAACAGTTACCTAGACACTATTCGACGTATTGTTTTCAGTGCCAAAGAGGAACATATCTGGATTTTGTCTAGTTTGTGTAACTACGACATCTTTACATTTACATGGCATCCAAGCGAATGGCAGCAAGATCTTATTCACGTATTCGCTAGCAATGATCAAAAATTTGGAGATACTTTTTATTTGCATGTTCCAACCGCAAGAAAAGTTTTAGACGAAGTAACATTACTTGACTATGCAAATTTAAATTTTGTTGAAGGTATGCTGGTATTAAGGCACAGAATGCCAACCATAGAACACAATGCAGACACTCATGTACAAGTCTTAAAGTTACTTGATCCTCAACAGCCTTTTACACTGTTGCACACAGTTGATGATCCGCGGCAAGATGATTTTGCGGACTTGCCAACCATCAGTGTTTGGGACAAAACAAAAAAAACAGTGATGAGTTTGAATCAAGGTTCATCAGCTGTGATAGTTCCAAGAGAGATACAGTCATATGTTAAAAATGAAATCTATGAATATCCATACATTTCAAAAATAAATTTGTATAAACAAAAACCATTACCAATAATTTTTCTAAGCAACAATGAACAATGTGCTGATGAAAACTGGCAAGATTTGTGTGATAAGTTCTCAGCACACTACAAGTTGATTAGAGTACACGGAATCAAAGGCAGAGTACAAAGCCAACTGGCCGCAGCAAAAGCAGCAGACTCGCCTTGGTACTTTGTAGTACCTGCAAAAATCAAGATACACGATACTTTTAACTTTAAATGGCAACCTGATCGTTTACAGCAACCAAAGCACTATATTTTTGACACCTATAACCCAGTAACTGAACTAAGCTACGGTCATATGGGCATGGTATGTTACTGTCGAAGTCTTGTTGAGCAAACCAAAGGTGATGGATTGGATTTTACATTGGAAAGTGCTCATGAAGTAACAGGAATAGAAGCAGGCGTGGCCACACTAGATCATGATAGCACAGTGGCGTGGCGCACTGCGTTTAGAGAAGTTACCAAACTACAGCACTATTATAGTGTTACAAAAGACATAGACACAGAGTATCGTCTATCGCAATGGACCACAGTTGGAAATGCCGCAACCTTGTCTGGAGCCAAACATGCTCAAGAATTTTATCATAAAGTCAACGGCAATATAAAAGAACTTTTAAAAACCTATGAATGGTCCTGGATTGATGACCAATACTCTGATGTGCTGAGCCAATTATAATACGATTCAAACCCTTGTGCTACATCTACTTTAGGATCGTATCCTAGTTTTTTCCTTGCTTTGCTAATATCCAAGGCTCCTCTACTAGGGAAGTCAGCATCTTTGCCTCTTATTTCAACACTGCCTTTGCCAACTAAATCAATTATCATTTCAGCCGCTGTGAGCAAAGTCACTGAATGTGATTTTGTTATGTTGTAAGTATCGTTGGCTGCATGTTCAACCAAAGCCGCTGCCAGAATACCATCGGCTGCATCGTCAACATAGGTAAAGTCAAGAGTTTCTTGAGCGCCATTTACTTTGAGAGTTTGCCCACGCATGGCTGTGAGCATAAACTTGGCAATAACTCTATCTTCTACATCCAATGGTCCATACACAGCAGAGGGACGAATGATTACATACTCCATGCCAGTTTTTCTAGCATAGTCTTTTACAAGCCATTCGCCTGCTAATTTCAAGATACCATATTGTCCTTGAGGACAACAAGGCGAGTCCTCTGTAACTTGATCTTTGAAGTCTCCGTATACCATGCTTGAACTTATGTACACAAACTTATTAACTGCGTGACGTTTAGAACTTTCCAGCAAGTTTAACAGCCCTTCACTCATCACACGACTGCCAGCAGTTGGATTTATATTAACCACTTTTTGTCGTGGAAAACTGGCAAGATGAATCACAATGTCTGGTTTGTGTACTTGAAAGGTTTGTTCAATTAAAGCAGCGTTTGAAATATCATAATCGTACAACCAATCTAAACTAGGAATTTTTTTTGTACGCTCGGATATTAGGTAATTTATTTCACTTTGTGGAATGAGACCATAAGTGGTTCTATTATCAACAATTACAACACTATGTCCTTGTTGTTGAAGTTTGCTTACCACATTGTGACCAATAAGTCCTAGGCCACCAGTCACTAAAATTTTCATTTGTTTTCGTTGCCCCATTTTAGCTTCCAAAATATTTCGTTGTGTTCACTTAGTCTGGCCATGATTTTGTATTCGTATGCACTGTAGAGATGATTTAAACTACTGGTCCAATAAGGTTTTTCCTCTGCGTGTTCCATTATAAACTTGCCAGAGTCTGTTTGTTGCCATTCCCATAATGGAGTAGCAGCATATAAAACTGGATCTTCAACATCGCCTATTCTAAAAGTGTGTACGCATACATCGCGAAAACGCACTGGCCGCCCTTCAATTAGTTTGGTTTGATCAGGTTGCCAGAGTTCGCAAGGAGAATCGTGTGATTTAGCCATAACACATTATAGCATTATGCTGCTACAATGTCATTGGCCATTGGAAAAATTATAGAGATTACTTCTGCACAGGCCCTGGCCACTTCCATGTGTTCTTTTTGCGTTCCGTGGCCCGAGCGCAGTTCAATAAAGTGTATCCAACTACGCAGTGTACCGTTCATGTACATACGGCTTTCTGTAAGACCTTCTGGAAGCACAGCACGAGCTTGTTCTTTTGCAATACCGTTTTCAATGGCCCAAGTATATGCCTGTTTAGCTGCTTCAATCACAAAACGCTGCCTTGCCATCCATGTTTCTTGCAAGTCTTGATCATTGGTTTCCACACTGTTTTGTCTGTTTTTGGGATCTTGTAATCTTGCTTCGCGTGTTACAAAATTCAAATCTTTTGTAGGGTCAGCATAACGTTGACTAAATTCTTGAAAACTAAAACTGCGATGTCGCAGAATTTGTCTGGCAATATCTCTTGTGGTAGTTATTTCAAGACACGCGGATACCATTTCCAATGGTGACCAGTGTTTGTGTTGAATAAGATAATTTATTAATTTGGTTGATGTTTCTGTGTTGAATTGATTTGATGGATTGGATACTCTTGCACAAAACGCTATTAGGTCTTGTGCATCTCCTATTCCCTGTGACAAAAATTCTTGTGTTGGTTGGGAATAGGAAACAAGTTTAACATTCATAGATTTCCTAAAATTTTGTTGGTTTCGGGTTGAACAGTTTGTGCCACTGCATGAACATCTACAACAAATTCTAAGTCAGTTAGGCTATCGCCCAGCTCTTCAAGATGTCGTTGAATCAGAACTTCTATTTCATTAAGTTCTAATCCCTGTTTACGCAGTGTATGAAAGTTAATAGTTTTTCGACGTCTTCCGTCGTATCGTATTATTATCTTTTCTATGAATTCAAGAGGAACCTCAGTCTTTTCATCTAGGTTTGAAATTATGTGTTCCCATCGTTGGAAAAAATCATCACTGAGTTGCATGAGTAGTTGGAGAAGCTTTGCTTGGCCGACCTCGACCACGTTTAACTGGTTCGGTGCTGGTGGCCAGTGGAGTATGCGTGTTTGCAGTTACATTAGGATGTAATCGTTCTGCATCTTTTTTCATTCTTGCTGCTTCTGCAACCAGGCCTTGAGCTTCGAGCTCCATGCGTTTTGCTTGTGTAAGCATGTTTGCTGCGAGTTGAGCATCGCTAAGAGCGCCATCATTGTTGCCGGCAACAGGAGGAAGGTCACCTAGTTTAAATGCATTTTCAGCTGCACGTTTGGTTGGTGCATCAACTAACCCGCGATTGGCATCTTCAGCCGCACGTTGTGTTGCCTTGGCTGGGTCTTTCATTTCAGACAGCATTTTGTTTAGCTCATCTAAACGCACTTGACTCTGTGGTGTGGGAGTAACTGTGACTGTGTCAGTTCTCACACGTTTGATCATTCTTTCATTGTGCAAGGTTTCTAGAATGTTTCTACCATCAGGCAGTAGATTTCTGTGCAGAATGTCCGAAAGTTCGTTACTGGCTTGGCCTTCGGGGCTTTCCAACACACGCATGACAGCATCGTGCCATGCCGCAGGCAATGTTTCAGGAAAGATCACAAGACACATGTGATCTTCACCTGGAACTGTTCTAAACAAGATCGCAACCTTGCGGTCGCCTTGTTTTCCTATGTGTTTAAGAAACGGCATTGTCATCTCCGGTTGGTGGTGCTGGGTGCTGTACTGGCGATATTCCTTGTTCATCTGGCGGGATTACTTTTGGAGCAACCGCAGCTAAGAAAGCATCCAGTTTTTCGTATATTTCTCCCACAGATTTCATTTCATTGCCACGAAACGCTCCGCGTTGACAAGCAGCATCTAAAATGTTTTTAACACTGGTTAGATCTACCAGTGTAAGACTTGGGAGTTCTTGCTCAGGTGTTTGGGGTGTAGTAGTATTTTCCATGTAAATATTTAACAAATAAAATACCGCTAAAATTCTTTTTAGCGGTATTTTGGTAAAACTGCGGTGTGAAATTAGGAGTGCAACGTGCTTTCTTCGTAGTAAGCGTATTGACCCCAGGGCGGTACAATTGTTTTTGTACCGTGTAAGATCCAAACTGTGTCTGCGTAATTTTCATCGCCCCACGATCCACATGGATAACCATCTGTGAATACCACCAATCGTTTGGGTTCTATGAGTTCTTTTTTAAGATAATCAAAAACACAGTCAAAGTCTGTGCCTCCGCCACCATCTACTTCATAGTCACATATACTATCTAAGTTATCTGAATCATATGTAACCGGATGATAAACTTCTGTATCAAACGTAAACACATGAATTTTGTAAGCAGGGAATGATTCCATGATGCCCTGTATTTCACTTAGGAAATCTTTGAGCATGGTCTCACCAATTGATCCAGATGCGTCAATGGCAACAACGATGTCAATCATTTCGTCATTTTTCATTCCTGGCAAAACAGCATCTACATGCCAGCCCCTGCGACTACTACGCATCCATGTAAAGTCAGACTTGATAGTTGATTCTAGTTGCATACGCAGCAGCTCGCGCCAGTTCATTTTTGGTTCGGTGAGCTCTTGTACAATGCGTTTTACGCCGGCTGGCAAGTTTCCTGCGCCGCTGGCTTGAGCTGCACTCAACACCGCTTCTTTGATTTCGTCCCTGAGCTTTTGTCTTTCTTCTGCTGTCATTGGCTTTGGACGTTTACCTTCACCGGAGCCACCTTCCGCACCGCTGCCGTCACTAGAGTTGCTTTCTGATTCACCATCAATGTGTTCGTCAATGAGACGATCAATATATTTGTCTAAAGGTATTTTTTCTGCATTTTCATATAAGTCATCGTAGATTTCTTCGGAACTTAGACCGTCATACTTGGAATCATATAAACACGGCACAGTGGTTATTTTTTCACCAATGGTGTGTTTTACAAGATCCCCATTCACTGCAAAGTCATTGGCCACATTCCACAACTGCGGATCTCTCTCGTTGCGTCTTCCAAAATGATCATAGACCACATGCAACACCTCGTGTCCAAATAAAAATTCTAGTTCTTTTGGACGAAGCATTTTGATAAATCTACTGTTGTAATAAAAGTTTCTGCCGTCGGTGGCAGCGGTACTGCACCATTCATCTGCGTTAACTAGTTTGAGTCTAGTGGCCAGATTGCCAAAGAAACTTGCTCTCAACAGCAAACCAATCCTAGCAGTCACCAACAGCTCGCGTACCTCACGATCAAGCTTGGGATCCATTGGGCCAATAAGGTTAGCAAACTTTTTTGCTAACTCTTTGGTATTTTCAGTTGTGTTTTTCATAATCACTCCTATCCACTATTTCAACTATTATAGCATGAAGGTCTTTATTGGTCAAACCCAGGATGTTGTTTTTTTGTAAACAAATCTGTTTCACAAGGTGTGCATTCATCACGTTTACAAACACTGAAATCATCAAATAATTTAAAGTCTTGGTCAAAAAGATTACCCAAGCAATCGTTACGGCATTGCCCACTGTAAACTGTGAAATCATGATCAACAAAGATCATGTCTTTGCCTGCCGAGCATTGCCAATCTTTCCAACGTGCAAGTCCAAGATCATACAGTCGACTTGCGTTCACAGCCACCTCTTGACCGTCGGCTGTGGTGACCACAGCGTTACAGTTCTGATCTTTGATCAATGCTATCATAAAATTTTATTTGTTGAGCCTGCCTCACAGGATAAGGATCTTTAGATTCGTTAAATTCTAAAATTGGATGCAGGTAACTGCGTATGCCATGACGATCCAAAAACTGTCTATATACCTTGTTTCTTTCTTTGTGCCAGGGCTCATCCATGATATTTACTGTTACCGTACAAGTGGTTTGCGCGGTACGATGCGCCTGTAACACATTTCTAAAAAACTTCCGTTCACTCATGAATTCGCTGTGGGTGCTAAAGGTTAACCAATCACACACAGATACCAAATTTTTGTACACTGATTCGCTGGCTGTTCCATTGGTGATAACACCTAGTTCAACAATGTGCGATTCAGACTCATATCGCAGCCATCGGCAAAAAGCTACAAAGTCCGGATTCAAAGTAGGTTCTCCGCCTAACAATGAAACTGAAAATTTCACTGATTCTTTATGCTTGGTGCTAGCAGCAATTTTATTCCATGCCTGTTTTAATTGATCCAGATTATGATCTGCGGCATTACGACTGTGATAGATGTCAGGGCAGTAACTACAGTCAAAGTTACATCGCTTGGTCATCAACCAATGAACCACAAAAGAATCTTTGTAAGGCCTAACTTGAACTATTGGATTTTGATCAGATACTAACATTATGTGTAAGCGTATTTAAGAGCAAACAATGTAGCATCATGCGGATTTTCAAAATGAAAATCTATTGTATACCCATGTTCGATGTAGCTATGATCTGAGCAAGTAAAGAACCATTTGGTTCCTGGATAACCAAACGCCTTGCGTGTTTTGTTTAAAAGGATTTGGGTTGCTTGATGCGAGTATTCATCAAACACAACTCTTACTGAGGTTGTACCCTCTGAGGATTTAAGATGGACTCGGCCCAACATAGCCCTATGTCCTCCTTGCGGAGCCGGGCCGAGTCCTAAACTTAGTTTGTTGCATTAAGAATGTACTTGCCGTACTTCTCATGGAATGAATCAAAGTTTTTAAGCTTGCTAGGCAGTAATGGCAAGTCATAAGTGGTCAAAGCAATTCGCGCACCCATAACCACAAGCTCGGTTTCAAAGTTCTTCATCATGTAGGCGAAGAAGTGATCTGCCATGCTGTGGAAAGTGTCGCTATCAACTTTGTTTTCAACCGCTGCTTGAAGCTCGTAGCACATTGATGTCACCAGGCTGTACATAGCACTGACTTCTTTGACATTAAGGTCAGTAATCTTGCCGCTAAGAATGTCTTCGGGCTTGGGCATACGAGCACTGATCTTGCGATGCGACGCAAATTTTACTGCAAGGCCTTCACCCACAGTGCCAGCAATAAGATTGGTTGCAGTCTCGTCGTCCAGCGTTGGATCGTACAGCAACTCACTAACAAAGGTCCAAGTACGTGGTGTAGCAAAAGCACGACTTGAACTTTTAGCATCAAAGTCATACAAGTCTTGTTTTGCAAAACTTAGGTAACCAGTGACGTCTGGATGTATCTTGTTCATAGCAGCCCAATCCAGCCAGCTCTGAAAGTCAACTTTCATCTCTTGGTGAATAAAGCGATTGCTCAGCGGACTAGGCATACGATATGTTACACCTTTGTCGCTTTCACGATTGCCTGCTGCTACCATCACAACATTGTCAGGCAAAAAGTATTTGCCAATGCGTCGGTTTAGAATCAGCTGATACGCTGCCGCCTGTACACTGGGCGCAGCTGAGTTCATCTCGTCCATGAACAAAACCACCAGTGGATACTGTGCAGCAAGTTCTTCGTCTGGCAATTCAACTGGTGGTGCCCAATCCATCTTGCCAATCTCTTTGTTATAGAATGGAATACCGCGAATGTCTGTGGGTTCCATCTGGCTTAGGCGTAGATCAATCATGTACCCGCCTAGCTCTTGGGTGATACCTTCGACTAATTCACTCTTGCCAATGCCTGGAGGCCCCCAAAGAAATAGTGGGCGCTTGGCACGAAAAGCCTGCAAAATACTTTTACGGGCTTGTTTACTAGTAACTGTACGAGTTTCTGACATAGGGCTCTCCTTTGTTATTAAGCATGTAGTATATAATAATGACTATTTGTGGTCAATGATCTTGGCCCTGTTTAACTGTGTGGCATCCGGTCTAAATGCTTTGATCGTACCTTTGACATTGATTCGGTCTCCCATTTTGGCCGGAATCCTAAAACTAAAAAACACTCGTTGACCTAGATCTGTGATACCTGTGATAAAGTTTACGCCATATTTGATACTGAATATGTTTTTTATAACTTCAATTTCTACTTCAACCTTGTCGCCTATGGCACCAAGATCTGGCGCGGCACTGTTATACTTTTGATTAACCTCATCTTCGTGTAGGTATCTAAAATAACTTGCTATTGAACTAATCACAACAGCATATTCAAGTTTATTCTTGTGAGTAAACTTTTCCATGTTGCAGGCATTGTAAACTGTTCGCTCAAAGTCATTGAGTTTACCGCTAAGTGCCGCGAAGCAAAATTTTGCGTTCAAGTAAGTTTTGGCTTTTTGCCCTTGATCATAATCATCTTGGGTGAGACTTGCTAAGTTTGCAAGTACGTTGTCACTGATTGTTCGGTTTGGTTCTTTGATTTTCACTGAAACATCGTTGATGTTTTCGTACACTGCCTGCTTGTAATAGCCTTGGTTGATATTGTAGGCATGCACCGCCGCTGCCCATATATCTCGTTGATCAAATTCAAATTCAACTTTGTTTGCTTGATTTGATTGTGTGGGCATAGGACGATTTCTATAGTAAGTGTACATAGCCTGCTTCCTGATTTTTCAATACTATAGCAAACTATGAAAAAATGGTCAAACAAAACCCTGCGCTAGGCAGGGCTTGATGTTGCTAAATCAACAATATTACTTTTTATACAAGTCTCGCATGAATTCTTGTGCAACATAGTAATCTACTAGTTTTCTTTGAATCATTGTAATGACATCACCAGCATCGTCATCTACAATGAATCTAACAGGACATCGACCCCAGGTGTGATGTTTTACAAATTCAGAATAGTATCGCCTATGATTCTTGTTTGTAGGATCAAACACTACCCAGGGTCTAGCAGAAAGTTGAAGTTTACTCAAAGTCAATACCTGTAATGGTTTGGTTTATAAGGTCCGCTTGCATCAACACTGATATAAGCAGCTTGTGCTTGTGTAAGTTGCGTTAGTTTAGCACCAACATGTTCGAGATGCAACCTTGCTACCTCCTCATCTGCATGTTTTGGCAAAATATAAATTCCAATTTTGGAATAGTCCTGTGGTTTGGTCCATAATTCAATTTGGGCCAGCACTTGATTGGTAAAACTATTGCTCATTACATAACTAGGATGACCTGTGGCACAACCAAGATTTACCAATCTGCCTTTGGCCAAAACAATGATTCTGCGACCATCTGGCCAAATCACATGGTCAACCAATGGTTTGATTTCCTCCCATCGCAGATCCTGAAGCCCGGCGATATCAATCTCGCTGTCAAAGTGTCCTATGTTACAAACAATGGCATTGTTACGCATTTTATCCATGTGCTGGCGAGTGATCACATCAATGTTGCCAGTGGCTGTAACAAAGATATCTGCCAGAGCACATGCGTCATCCATGGTCACTACCTTGTAACCTTCCATAGCTGCCTGCAGAGCACAAATAGGATCAATTTCAGTTACCCAAACAATTGCACCCAATGCACGAAGTGCCTGTGCTGAACCTTTTCCAACATCACCATAGCCACAAACCACCGCAGTTTTTCCTGCAATCATAACGTCAGTGGCACGTTTTATACTGTCAACTAAACTTTCTCTACAGCCGTATAAGTTATCAAACTTGGATTTAGTTACACTGTCGTTGACATTGATAGCTGGCATCATCAAGGTTTGTTTTTGCACACGTTCATTCAACTTATGAATACCGGTTGTGGTTTCTTCGCTAACACCAACAATATCTGCAATCAATTCTGGTTTATGATCGTGAACATAGCCTGTGAGATCATGTCCATCATCTAACAATAGATTAGGAGTCCAACCATTTGGTCCTTGCAAAGTTTGTTCTATGCACCACCAATATTCTTCCTCGGTTTCACCTTTCCAGGCAAACACTGGAATACCACGTGCAGCCAGTGCCGCAGCAGCATGATCTTGCGTACTAAAGATATTGCAACTACTCCAGCGTACTTCTGCTCCTAGATCAACCAAGGTTTCAATTAAAACCGCAGTTTGTATTGTCATGTGTAAACTTCCGGTGATACGTGCTCCGGTAAGTGGTTTGCTGTGTTTGTATTTTTCTCTTACTGCCATTAATCCGGGCATCTCGGTTTCAGCAATGGCTATCTCACGTCGACCCCAATCAGCCAAACTGATGTCTGCTATTTTGTAATCCATAATTTCCTTTATTTTCTATATTCACGTTTTGGATAACGTGGTGGTTCTTTGTAAAGATATGCCTTGCCGACTTTGCCTTGTTCTATTTCGCTGAAAGCTGACGTCAACATGGTTTTGGCTGGTACTAGTGACGCATGCCCGGCTTTGAGTTCCCGCATGCGTTGACTAAGAATAAGCACTGTTTCAAAAATATTGCCTATTTGTTGTACAGCCGCTGCACTGCATAATGGTGTGGTATTTTCTGTCATTGCATATTTACGTAAAAAAATATTTAACAGATTCTTTGCCCCTGGCAATTATCGTGTTAATACACCAAGTTGACGGTAGCCACGCACAGTGGGATGCACGCCGTCTTTGCTGACTTCGGGTATAGTGACAAACACATCACCAAATTCACGTGCAATTTTTTTCACAATACTTTGTTTGGCAGGCTTGTTAGCCGGAACGATCCAGTACACTGCACCGCTTTTGACTCTTGTACGCAGTGCCACTAACTCAACTTCGGTATTAAGACGATCATAGTCGTTGCTACCAAGACTGATGATTGTGGTACCTGCGGGTTTTACCTGCCGGCTGTACGTATCATTCCAGTCACGACTTGTAATACCCGTCTGTGCCAGAGTCACACATTCTGGCCTGTGCATAGCGATGCCGCGGGCAATGCTGTCGCCCAAGATCAGGCACTCAATCAATGTGTCACTCGATCAAAGTCTGCCAACAGGCTCTGCACAGTGCCGTCAAATACCCGAGCACTGTGAGTGTATTCCACATGGTCCACCCCTAGTGTCAATGCAGCCTGATTTTGTTGCAACGAGCGGATCATGTCTGGGGTAAATTCAAAACGCAAGAAATGCACCGCTGAGGTTTTGGTATCTGTGCTGCGATCAAGATCTTCGTCAGCAATGGCATACACAGGGTCATGGCCTTCCACTCGTGCATACACACGATCTTCCACGCCGTGCAAACGTGTGAGAGCAGCGGCTCGCAGCGCAGGATCACTGTACTCAATGGTCATAGTGGCCTTGAGATTGGTGCCTGTGGGAATCAGCGGATTGTACGCATCTAACTCGTCTTGAATTCCCTGTTGATTGAATGTGCGTTCAATCAACAACATTTCTTGAATCTGATACTGCACAGTGTTGCGATCTTCAAAATGCATGGTCATGTTTTGCCCCAGTTTGATCTGTCTACGACGACGATGTTCCACTGCTTTGCGTTTGTAGTCTGAACGCATCACACTGTATGTTTCTAATGAATGTAGGTCTTGAGGTGTTAGCATTTGTTGTCTCCTTACAGGGGCAATGCCCCCGCACTGTGTTGTTAGGCGCTCTCTGCGCGATATGCATCAAGGGTTTTCTTAAACTTACCTGCATGGCTACGCTCGGCCTTGGCCAAGGTATCAAACCAGTCGGCAATTTCGTCAAAACCTTCATCACGAGCATCACGTGCCATGCCTGGGTACATGTCTGTGTATTCGTGTGTTTCGCCATGGATAGCACTCTCTAATGCCTGCTCAATGTCACCTGCTGGCAGGCCGGTTTCTGGGTCGCCTGAACCACCTGCAATTAGGTATTCCATGTGACCATGTGCATGGCCAGTTTCACCTTCTGCGGTGTGACGGAAAATACTTGCTACTTCAGGCGCACCAGCAATATCAGCCATGTTCGCGAAATACAAATAACGACGATTGGCTTTTGATTCACCTGCAAATGCATCCTTGAGATGCTGTTCTGTTTTGGTTCCTGTTACGTTCATCTGGGTCTCCTTAAAAAGTTTTGCGATGCAATACTATTATATAGCATCATAGTCGCTATTGTCAACACAGATTTAGTAGATTTTGCCTAAATATTTTTTTATGAAGTCAATAGGTTTTTCTTATTATTTTTTACGATAACTAGAGCACATCATTTCAAATTCTTGTTGTTTTGATTGCATCTGCCCGTATGAAGCTTTGGGGTTTCTTTGTCTGTATTCTTCCTTTTGACGCTCTAGGCATAGATCATATTCACTGCTGCATGCCTGTAACAGTAACATAGATAGAACTACAATGTATCGCATCTTTGTCTCCTAAAACTGTATTTACATTATAACCCAATAAAAAAGCCCCGTCAGGGGCAACCGGTTACGAGTTCCGGTGACGCTCTATCATTGCGCCCGTTTCAACTCCAATATCGTTGATGACTCATTTGATTCCAGTATGCAGGATTGTTGCGATTCACAAAGTTTTTTACTAGATATCCAGCCATGCCAAAGTAACCCATTTTTTTAAATCTACGATTGTCTTGACCAAAGTAGTGATTGAGAATCTGAAATTTTTTTGGATCATACTGCCTTGATAGGAAAAAATCTTCGCTGGTAATGTAGTGTTCATCAAAGCCGCCCAGATTTTCAAATACAGTTCTGCGAGTCAGCATGAAAGCACCCACAGCAAATGGACTAAATCTGCTCAACACTGAGTTCACAGCATTGAACATGCTGAATCCAAGTTCAGCTCGCCAGTCATCAGCATAGCAGTATATCTTGGCAGTGACTAGATCAAGATCCTGCGTTTCCATGGCCCCCACTGCGTCACGGATCACCCAATTGTCATGGAACAGTACATCGGCATCGAGAAACAAGATATAGGGAGTAGTTGCCTTGGCAGCTCCAATGTTTCGTGCTTGCGACACAGTTCCACCATTCACGATTTCAATATTGAGAAATTGACTGTTTGCAGCTATCATTGTTCGGGTGTTGTCCGTGGAACTGTCTGCAATTATAATTTTTGTGTCGCTGATCTTTTGTGCTCTTAAGCCTGTGAGCATATGACCAATATAACTTTGTTCATTTTTACAGGGCACAACTATGGTAAGTTTTTCACTGAGTGGAATCATTTTTGTATGCATTTGCCTTCAATTCTAAATGAATCAAACTTTGTCCAGTACTGCATGGTCTGTCGGCTTTGCTCGCAAGTGGCTTGGTCAGGAAATTGCAGCGTCACTCGAGCTGGCACGTCTCGCGGATCGTTTATGTGAACTGCTATCAATATCATCAACCACATCATCCTTCTCCCGGGTCCATGTCACAATATTCCAACTACCGTCGTGATTTTCAACAAGAGCCGTTAAACTTTCTACCCAATCGCCGTCATTCATGTATACGACACCATTTATTTCTTTTATTTCTGCATGATGTATGTGTCCACAAATTACACCATCAAAGCCACGCTTCTTGCAGTAGCTAGCTAAATTTTGTTCAAATTGAAAAATAAAATCAACAGCCCGCTTTACCCTGTGCTTAAGGAAACGGCTAAGACTAAAATAACCAATACCAATTCTATGTAGGAACCAATTAAATCTATTATTAACTGATAAGATGAAATCATATGCTCTATCTCCTAAAAAACTCAACCACGGTGCCAATCTAGTAATACCATCAAACAAGTCACCGTGTATGACCAAATATCTTTTACCATCGGCACCCACATGCTCGTATTGGTTGTGCATTTCTACCATGCCAAAGTGTAAGTTATATTGTAGGAATGGTCTGAAAAATTCATCATGATTACCTAAAACATAAATGACCTTGGTATCTCGTTTGGCATGTCCCAGTATTCTTCTTATCACATTGGTATGACTCTGCTTCCATCGCCACTTGTTTTGTTTGATTTTCCATCCATCAATTATGTCGCCCACTAGGTAAAGATATTCGCAGGTGTGATGTTTTAAAAAATTATTCAAGGCGTCGGCCTTGCAGTCTTTGGTTCCAAGATGCACATCACTGATAAAGATACTGCGATAGTCTCTAGGCATAACTTTATTTAAGATAATCCATGTTACCGTTTTGTTACAAGCCATAAAAAAAGGCACCGCAGTGCCTTTTTTTTTAGTGAGTGCGACTTAGAAACTCAGCTGACTTCTAAACATCACTGCACGATCACCGTTCACGCGACTACCTGAACTACCTACTAGAGCATCAAACTTGGTATCAACATAGTTTAGCATGAATCTGAGGTTGTCGTTTACGAACCATGTCAATCCGTATGTCATAGCAACCGCACGATTTGTTTTACCTGCTGCGACGGTGATATCGCTTGCGTCAAACTCACTTGCACGAACGCCTACTTGCCATGCACCACTGCCACCTTTGCCTACTGGATTGTTTGGTTTGATCCAGTTGAACACACCATCTTTGTAAGCATGATTTTCGCCTGTTAAATTATAAAGTGCTTGTACATAGTAACCTCGGATTTTTTGATCATTACCTGTGGTAGGATCATATGTGAAATCAAAATATTCGCCTTGTACTTTTGCACCCTTGAACGCCACGGCTGCTTCAAGACCTGCACGAGTTCTTTCGGTAGAACCACTCAAAGCAGGACCAACAAACCAACTGCTCTGTGTTCTTGCTTCAGTGCGACCACTTGAAGGAGTTACTCCACCTTTGATTGTGCCTATGCTGTAAGCTGCACCCAAGTGAGCGATAACATCTTTATTGCCTGCTAGTTCAGCCAAGTTAGTGGTGACACGACCAATGTAATCAAAGTTATCATTGACTGCATCTTTGTTACCACGACCACGGCTAACTGCTAATTGATAAGTTAGACCTGACACAGGAACACCATGCAACATAAAGCCAGTTTCTTTTGCAGGAATCAATTCACTATCATTCTGCCCAATCAAACTACGCTCCATGAAATCCAAATTATTAGAGCTAGTCATTTGTTCAAGACTGAATGGCATCTTAAACAAACCGAACTGAAACTGTGCTTCGGGATTGGCTGCATAGTTTACCCACATCTCGTCCATTGTGCTTGATGTTGATGAAGCACCTACATCGTTACCAAAGTTAGCCAGTAACTGATATTTGAAATCTTTGTTGAACTGACCGCGCACACCAAATCTAGCACGACGAACTTCTGCTAGGTTCTGATACGAATCTGTGGTTTGACCGACACCGTAATCTGGTGTGAAGTGTCGATAGTCCATATGTAATCGACCTGTAAACTGGGCAGTGGTGTTTCCATCTTTGCTTTTGAGTCCGAGTCCGTTTTCTGTGACTGCACCGTCGTTGGCTCTAGCTTGTCTGTATTTGACTGAATCACTGACATCCTTGTCAATTCTTTGTTCTGCGAACTTTTTGTTTTCCGCTTTTTCTTCGTAGGCTTTGACTTTGGCATCATATTCTTTTTGTGTCAATACACCTTTATCTCGCAAGATATTTAGGGTATCAACATACTCATCTGCATAAGCCGATGTTGCAAAAACCAAAGACATGGCCAATGCAATTTTTGTAAATGTTTTCATTTGTTGTCCTTATAAAAAACCGCTAACACTTTATAAGAAATGTTAACGGTTGTCAAGTTGATTACTTCCAGATTGGGTTGTTGTCTGGACCACGGAAATCCTTCTTCCAGTTTTCCTGCACTAACTTGATTACATCGGCTGGCATGTGAACATACTCTAGTTCTGTTGACATTTGACCGCCATTCTTGTAACTCCAGTCAAAGAATTTGAGAACCGCACGACCTGTCAATGCGTCTGCCTGTTGTTTATGCATCAGAATAAAACTTGCACCTGTTGCTGGCCAAGCATCCTTGCCTGTCTGCCATGTGAGTAACAAATACATACCAGGAGCATTTGCCCAATCTGCATTGGCTGTTGCTGCTTTGAATGTGCTGTCATCAGGTGACACAAAGTTACCATCACGATTTTTTAGTGATGCATAAGGAATCTTGTTTCTTTTGGCATAGGCATACTCAACATAACCAAAGGCACCTTTGATACGCTGCACTTGAGCTGCAACACCTTCGTTACCTTTACCGCCTACACCGGTTGGCCACTTCACTGCTGAGCCTTCGCCCACAGTCTTTTGGAAGTCTGCGTTGGCTTTGCTTAGGAAGTTGGTCCAAATAAATGTAGTACCAGAACCATCGGCACGATGAACAACTGTAATGTTAATGGCAGGAAGAGTAACTCCTGGATTTAGTTCTGCGATTGCCTTGTCATTCCACTTGGTAATCTTGCCTAGATGGATATTAGCAATTACATCTGGGGTGAGTCGTAATTGACCTTGTGCTACACCGTCAAGATTGAACACAGGCACAACACCACCAATGATTGCTGGGAATTGAACAAGACCTTCTTTGTCTAGTTCTTCTTTCTTGAGTGGCATATCACTTGCGCCAAAGTCAACTGTCTTGGCCTTGATTTGACGAATACCGCCGCCCGATCCAATTGATTGATAGTTTAGACCAATACCAGTTTGAGCTTTATAGGCTTCGGCCCACTTGGCATAGATTGGAAACGGGAACGTTGCTCCTGCTCCGGTAAATTCTGCTGACCAGGCAAAGTTAGATACCAAAGTCAACAATAAAAGTAATTTTTTCATAATTTGTCCTTAAGGTTAGCAGTATTGCGCTGCAAAAATTATTTAAGTCTGCATATGTTACAGTTCAGTTACATTTGCGGTTTAATTGAAACTTTTTTTGCCTATTTGTTTTTTGCTGAAATACTGCTGTTGGGTGTGTCTTGTGATTGCTCTGGAGTGATAAACTTGGGAGTAGTTGAAGCTGTTCCATTGAACAAAGTAAAACTATCAACTGTGAATACTCTTACTGGTTTCCAATATTTGTGAATTAGATTATTGATCACACATAGTCCGGCAACAATTATTACAAAACCTAAAATAATCAAAACTGAACCTGCTAAAAACACTGCTGCTTGATCTATGTTCATGCTATACCTTGAAAGTTGAATGGAAAATGTTGGTGGGACTAGCCCACCAACACATTATGCTGCCTTTGCTTCTTCTACGTCAATCACTGTGTCATCGTCGACATCTGATTTTGTTTGTTCTGCTTCGGCTTTTTTGGCAAAAATTGGAGCGAACACCTGATAAAGATCACTTACAGATTTGTTTATTGCCTCAGCATCGTCTTGCTTGATGACATCCTGTAACGTGGTCATTGCCTGTTCAATTTTTGTTTTTTCCTCGTCGGAGATTTGATCACTGTAAGCATCAAAGTCTTTTTTCACGCTATGATACACACCTTCTGCACTGTTTCTAGCTTGAATCAATTCAATGGCTTTTTTGTCAGCCTCGGCATTTTCTTCGGCCTCTTGAACCATGCGTTGAATTTCTTCTTCCTTTAAGCCACTGTCACTCTTAATGGTAATTTTATTTTCTTTACCTGTGCCTTTGTCCTTGGCAGCAATGTGCATGATACCGTTTGCATCAATATCAAAAGTTACTTCAATCTGTGGAACTCCACGTGGTGCAGGAGCGATACCATCTAAATTGAATTCACCCAGTGCCTTGTTGTAGTTAAACAGTTCACGTTCGCCTTGACCTACTTTGATAGTCACAGCAGGTTGATTGTCTTCGGCTGTGCTGAAGGTCTGACTTGCCTTGGTAGGAATGGTGGTGTTCTTTTGAATTAACTTAGTAAACACACCGCCCATGGTTTCAATGCCCAGGCTTAATGGAGTGACGTCTAATAACAAAACATCTTTACGATCACCAACCAACACACTGCCTTGGACAGCGGCACCCACTGCCACAGCCTCATCAGGATTTACATCGCGACGTGGAGCTCGACCAAACAGTTTTTCAACTTCTTCTTGTACCTTGGGCATGCGTGTTTGCCCGCCCACAAGAATAACTTCATCAATGTCCGCAGCAGAGACGCCTGCATCTTTCATTGCTGTTTTACAAGGTGCGATACTGCGTTGAATCAAATCTTCAACCAGTGTTTCAAGTTTTGCTCTTGACAGTTTGACATTGAGATGTTTTGGACCAGTGGCATCGGCTGTGATGTATGGTAAGTTTACATCAGTTTGTGTGCTGCTGCTCAACTCAATCTTGGCACGTTCTGCGGCGTCTTTTAATCTCTGCAGAGCCAGCATGTCTTTGGTTAGGTCAACACCGGTGTCTTTCTTGAATTCACTTACCAAGTGATCCATGATACGCTGATCAAAGTCTTCACCACCAAGGAATGTGTCACCGTTAGTTGACAGCACTTCAATTTGCTTATCGCCGTCAATATGTGCAATCTCAATAATGCTGACGTCGAATGTACCGCCACCTAGGTCGTATACCGCAACCTTGCGATCTCGTTTGTCTGCTTTGTCAACACCATAGGCCAACGCTGCTGCTGTAGGCTCATTGATAATACGCAACACTTCCAACCCTGCAATACGACCCGCATCTTTAGTAGCCTGACGTTGGCTATCATTGAAGTAGGCTGGCACTGTGATCACAGCCTGTGTTACTTCATGACCAAGATGATCCTCTGCTGTTTTTTTCATCTTACGTAAAATTTCAGCAGACACCTGCGGTGGCGCGAGTTTTTTATCGTTGGCCTCTACCCATGCATCGCCATTGGAATTTTCTACGATACTAAAGGGCATCAAGTCAATGTCTTTTTGTACAGCATCTTCTTTGAACTTACGGCCAATCAAACGCTTTACTGCATACAAAGTATTTTTTGGATTTGTTACTGCTTGGCGTTTTGCAGTTGCTCCTACTAAGATCTCTTCGTTGGTGTAGGCCACAATACTAGGTGTAGTACGTGCGCCTTCGCTGTTTTCAATTACTCTGGGAGTTCCGTTTTCGACCACTGCTACGCAGCTATTGGTGGTACCAAGATCGATACCAATGACTTTACTCATGCTGTTTCTCCTTTATTAAGCAAGATAAAAATGTGTTACCCACGATGTGGCATAGCACAAAAATTATTTATTTAGATTTTACGCTGGTTTTCAACAATTTGCAACTTTTTTGAGCCTGCTGTTACATAGCTCGTTTGATTTTTTCCAATATTATTTCAACAACTTTGCTAGAAAGCACAACTTCATAGTGATTTAGATCAACTTCAATGAGCTCAAAATCTTTTCTGTAGGTCATGCTGTCCAAAGTGACCACACCGTCATTTTTTTCTCTGATCCAAGGACTGTCACCTTTCATGGTTACAATATTGGTCCAATTTGGTGGAGCAGCAAGGCGTCTGGCTTCGGTCATGGGCTCAGACATTGTGCCGATGTCTTTCATAAGCCTACTAAAGGGCAAAAAGTAACGTGCAAAGTCTGCTTGGAAACAGCCTCCAAAAGGAGTACTCAATGAAATTCCGCCTTTGGTTCTGTCATTGTAATGATTGGCCAGATGCAGTGCATAGATACCGCCTAAACTATGAGATATGAAAAATAACTTTTCAGCGTCATCTAGCTTGCCATACATTTGATCAATGTTATGATCAAACCCATTTGCACTATCATATTCAAGTGCAACATCGGGTAGTTCTGTGTAATCTCTTACATATTGCCTAATGTACGAAAAACTTTCAGCAGTGGCACTGGCACCGTGTATGTAAACGATCACCATATGATATTTATCATGAAAAAGCCCGCCGAAGCGGGCTTTACTATTTTTGGTGACAAGGCATAGTTGCCTCGGAGATTATGCTGCTAGAGCAAAAACCTCATCATTAGCTGCGTTTGCAGTTATAGTTTTGCTTGATTTACGGTCATCGCCTACCGTGTTGTCCGTATCCTTACTCATTGCCCTGTCGAAACCATGTCTAGCCCATCAAAAGCACACTTGGAAGATTTATTTACCGCTGACTATTACTCTTCCCCAGCGTCACTATAGTATGCTTATGGTGGACCAGGCGGGAGTCGAACCCGCGTCCAGAACACCTTTCATTCAACTTCATACAACAATAAAATTATTTACTAAACTTTACTGCTTCCTCACTACCACTGGTTGTATTGCCTTTGCTGTAACTATGAGCACCAACGCCCGCTAGTTGTCCACCTTGAACCACTAGATATTCGTTACGCAGAGGACGACCTTCAAACCAGCACTCTAACACTTCGCGTACACCTGCTGCATATCTAGTTTGAGCACTGAGGCTGGTGCCAGATATGTGTGGAGTCATGCCATGCCAGGGCATGCTGCGCCAAGGATGATCTTGTGGGGCTGGCTGTGGGAACCATACATCACCTGCATATCCGGCCAGTTGACCCGATTCAAGTGCTCGGGCAATTGCATCGCGATCACAGATCTTGCCACGAGCAGTGTTTACAATATAGCTGCCTCGTTTCATTCTGGCAATCATTGCATCGTCGAACAAGTGTTCGGTTTCAGGATGCAATGGACAGTTGATGGTCACAATGTCTAAGTGTGGCAACATACTTGCTACAGTATCGTGCCAAGTAAGATTAAGTTCTTTTTCTATGTGCTCTGGTAAACGATGGCGATCGTAATAATGCAAATGAACGTCAAACGGTTTTAACAGTCTCAAGGCTCGCAAGCCAATGCGTCCTGCTGCCACAGTGCCCACATGCATTCCTTCAATGTCATAGCTGCGACTCACACAGTCAGCAATGTTCCAGCCGCCTTCCACAACCTGTTTGTAACTGGGAATATAGTTTCTTACAAGGCTCAACATCTGCATCACAATGTGTTCTGCCACACTGTTGCTGTTGCAGTAGGTAATTTCTGCCACTGTAATACCACGTTCCATAGCAGCCTGCAGGTCAACATGGTCCGAACCAATTCCGGCAGTTAGTGCCAGTTTAAGTTTTGGTGCCTTGGCAATGCGTTCTGCTGTGAGATAAGCAGGCCAAAACGGCTGACTGATCACAACTTCAGCATCATGCAGGTGTCGTTCAAATTCACTGTCAGGGCCATCCTTGTCGCTGGTGACCACCAGTTCATGCCCTTCGCGAGCCAACCAATCACGCAGGCCCAAAGCCCCAGTTACACTGCCCAATAACTCACCGGGAGTGAAATCAATTGCATGCGGGGTTGGTGCAGTCTGACCATCAGGGTAACCATCAATTTTAGGAATGCTATCTCTAGCATAACTTGTTGGGTAACCATCAACGGGGTCATCATAAAGTACACATAAAATTTTTGCCATATTTTCTCCTAAGATTCATCCTCTATTTCTTCAATAAAACACATCATGATTAAAAAACCACCACAACAAAGCAGCATACCAAATAAACTACCAAGATTCATTGAATATACCATTAGTAGCATAAATGCCACAATGTTCACAAACATTTTCATGTTTGATTATCCTACATGTTGCCACCTTTGAACTGATTAATAAAGTTAAACATATCTATCAGTAAATATTCCACGAACCGTGCTTCTAGCCAACAATCTTTGCTCTTTGATTGATTCGTAAAATTCGTAATTCCTAATCCATTCTGTGTCTTTTTGATAATTGTAATTTCTAAGTAATCTGTGTGATTCTTGCATGGCCAGGAGCTTGCTTTGTTCTTCCCAATTCACTTCTCTGTTTTTTTCAGCATGCCATCTTCTCACTTGGTCATTTCTCAAGGACCATTGAGATACTTCGTGTAACAAAGCAGAAGACACTCTAGGAATGTTCATAACTGATTATTTATTGTCAACTTTTTTGCTATTTGTTTGGGCGGTTTCCGCTTGAGGGGGATTAGGTGGAAACCACTGATCCTTTAAATAGTTTGCGCCAAACCAGCCCCAGGCGCTGAAAAATCCCCACGTTACGATTTCTAGTATCATAGTCTCATTATACGATCTACAAATGATTTAAGCAAGGGTTTGTTGTTACGCCCGCTTAGATGTTTTGCCAGATAGGGTTTTGAATACCAAAAGTCTTCGCTTTCCGGATGACACCCTATCAAGCCAATTCTATTTTGAATAATTGCCATTGGATCACCATTGCGATATCTTGCCACTACTTCAAAATCTGCCGGATTGCCTATCATAGCGCATCCATCATAAAAATACATCTTGGTTGGTATGTTCTGCCACGTAACATCAATTGCCTTGGCATGCGGTCTGCGTGTATCAGTTTTTGGTCTTTTGATGTACTGCTGTACTCTTACGTTTTTCAGTATATCAAAATAGTCTGCATCTGCCCAATATGCTCCCATGCATATACCAATATATCTTCCACCCCAATGTATGTAGTCTTGTACCAATCTAACTTTGCTACGGTCTCTAAAAAAACGATCAAACTTGTCACTGTCACCTATGCCGCCAGGAATTATAACACAGTCAAATCTGTCTAGAAAACCCGGCTCAATTTGTCCCTCGTTAAACAAGGTAACATAGTACTCAGGAAACAAGCTGGACATAACACCATTACAACATTGCAGTGAACAATGCGGGTGCCTTGTGAATAAGGCAATAGTTTTCATCTAAGTAGAGAATATTATTCAATACTTAGCTCTGCTCAGCGGGTACCCATCCCAACAGCGCAAAATCTTCCCTGATTTCCTCGGTAATTGTGCCTTCTGGTACGTACAGCCCAGGGCCAAAGTTTGGGTCAGCTTCGTCTCTGCTAAAGTCTTGAATACCTGAGCAATAAAAATCAAGGTAATCACCGCTGTTGATCATTTTTGCAACAATACTGCCAGCATATCGCCAACTGCATCCCCAGGTCTGGTCTTTGAGAATCGCCCACACCTGTTTTGGTTGCCATTCATTGCACAATGCTGCGTAAACGTTTTGAGCATAGTATTTTGAATTTTTGGCTTTGTCGCAGATCCAGGTGGATCGGTACAGATCTAAATCAAGGGCTTGTTTTTCCATTAGTGCCAGTTTCCTTGTAGGCAATGCAAAAATTCATGTCCTAAAGAATGCATGGACACTGTTTGATTTACAATCACGGTGCATCGCTTTTCAGTAAAGTCAAAAAAACTACAGGCCTTGACGTTGTATCCAAACCCATTGTAGCCTCGACGTCTGCTTTCCTTTTCACACGTGGCCTGTACATTCGAAGTAGGCACTATGGTAATTGTAACAGTGTTGGAAAGATTCTTATCCATATCAAACACTCTTTGTGCGTCGTCCCAATCTGCGTTGGCGTCAACGCACACAAAACACAAGAGCAAAGTTAAAAAGCGAATCATATGCACTCCTAACTAGAATTAATCTGCGTTGTTAAAATTGCCATTCTTAAAACCCACTGTGCCACCTTCTTGTACAATACGTTTGATAACATCTTCAAACAGTATTGGACGGTAATCTGTTTGTTCTACACAAACGCAATGATATCTAACATCGATGACACCATCTTTCTTTACACGGTGATAATGTAAATGCCCATGAATGTTTGTACCAAATCGTGCTAAACTTTCTTCATGCACAGGAATATGACTCAGTATCATACCGTTCATCACATGATAACCACGCACGTCACGAAAGTATTCAGTGTATTCATCTAATTTAAAGATATCGTGATTACCTTTAATCAGCACTTTATCCCCGTTTAATCTACTCAGAGTTTTCAGTGCTTTGCGATTAATCACAACATCACCTAGGTGATAAACTTTATCATTAGGGCGAACTGTTTCGTTCCACCGACGGACCATTTCTTCATCCATTTCATCTGGATCGTCCCATGGACGCAGTTTTGTACCGTCATCACGTAGGAAGCGGCATACGCCAGCATGACCGAAATGTGTATCACTAACTAAAAAATTTGCTGGCATCACTTATTCCTCAATAGGTATTTCCCTGGTGGGTGCAGCAAGCTTGCTTTCTGCTACAAACACGTCAAACAGTGTTTCATCCTCAGGGCATTTTATTTCTTCTAAATATTCACTACCAAACTTGTTGCGGTAATAAACAAACACCTGTTTGTTGGCATTCCAACGTGCCAAACTAGAGTTACGACATCTGCCTTGATAGTAGGCTCCATGCTCTAGATCTTTTTTTGTAATCACCGGCGTATAATCTTTCATCGTGAATCTCCTAATAAGTTTATTTGTTCTTGTATTGTGTAAGGTCTTTCACTCACATCATAAGCCAAGTTCAATGCCTGCATGAGTTTGTGCTTCACTCTTAGATTTGGAATACGAGTACGTCCTGTGTCCTGGAATCCAAGTGTAACACCTACTTCTGCCACCGCTCCGCTACGGCACAATCCTGCATAACAATGCACAATCACGTTCATGCGATTGACCAATGCATGTTGTAAAAGTTGAGCTATCTCCTGTGCCTGACTATCTGAAATTTTGGCTTCTTCTGGAAAACCATCATCATCGTCGGCATCTAAAAATTCAAACCTATGCACTTCTTTGAAGTCATGCGCTGGTGTAGGAAACCATCCAGCTGGATCCATGATCTGAATCAACATGCTGTTGGGACCGGGCTCATAATGATATCGCAAAGGCACGTCAGCTGCTGCAATGTTTTCAATCCAAGGCATGGTTATCTCCAAACTAGTCTTATTATAGCATTTGGGAAATTAAAGGTCAATCGTGTCTGTGTGCCAGATTTACTGGTTAGATTTGGGTGTTGGTATTCGATAGCTTGATTGTCTAATCCAAATTTGAGCTATTGCCTTTTCGCCATATACTACTTCACACCCTTCGTGTTTGTAAAAAGCTAACTCATATTCTGGCGGATATTTGAAGTAACAAATTCTGCCTTTGTGCGGATTTATCATCAATGGTATGTCTGTGAACAACGTACCACCACCTTGAAAATCATCATTGAGATATAATATAATTGTAGCTATTCTATCATTTGGTATTTGCGGCACATCGGGCAAATTAAAATGATCGTAATGAGAAGTGTAAAATTGTCCAGGTTTGTATCTTGTGAGTTGTAATATTTCGGTCTGCTCCAAGGTAAATTTATCGCCCGTGTTTTTGTAAACAACGTCTAGGCAGTGACCTATAATGTGATCAAACTTAGCGCCGCGATCAAAAAAGGTCAAACTGGTACGTTCTGATACTTTTTCAGATGTCTGTGTTAAAGAATTGTAGCCCTCACTGTTTTGAAAATTTTTAACTTGCAACATGCTTTGAATCAAATCTTCTGACAGTTCGCTGTCCATTGTTGTTATGTAAGGGTGCAGTGATAATAGTTCAAACATTTACATACTTATAAATTGGCGGAAGCGGTGAGATTCGAACTCACGGACAATTTCTCGTCGTCTGTTTTCAAGACAGGTGCAATAAACCGGGCTCTGCCACACTTCCATAAATATTTTTGTGAGTAAGTTACATTTAGATCATATCGAGTTCTATATTACAAATGTTTGTAATCTTTCATGCGATAACTGTCGCAGTTTTAACAACTATAAATTTTCCGGCCATTACAAATTTGACGCAGAAGCCACACAGGCCTGGGCCGATAAGTTAGACATTGCGGACATAGCTATCATCGGCGGTGAACCAGCTTACCATCCTGATTTGGCAAGTTGGATTGTGGGACTGCGTAAATGTTGGCCAAATGCTACTCTAAAGTTGATTTCAAATGGAACCAAACTTAGTCTAGTAAAAAATTTACACAAACTTCTTGCAGACAACAATTGTAAACTCAACATTTCAACTCATGGTTATCATCTTAGACCGCAAATAGCTGAAGAAATCTTTTCAGCGTTCGGTGCATGCGAAGTATTACCTATAGAATCTTCAAAACTTTTTGGAGTTGTTAACAGTGTGTATTTTAGAACCAAGCTAGGTGTTATCATTGATTTGCAAAATGGCAACAGTTTACAAGAAATTTGTTTTGTAGACAACCAGTTTAATCTACACAATAGCGACGCTGAAAAAGCGCATTCCACCTGTGCCATACGCGAATGCCATCACATGATTGATTACAAGATATACAAATGTTCTATAGTGGGTCTGTTGCCTAGTTTTCTAAAACAGCAAAAACAAACCACGGATCATTTGCTGCCCTATCATGGCATTGACGTTGAGTCAGTTACACAAGACGTTCTTGATCAACTTGCATTATCAATACCTCATTGCAAAATATGTCCTGAGGCCAATAGTTACAAACCCATAACCAGTGTGCTAAAGAAAATGCACAGAGTTTAGTAAGGATAGTCTTTGCTTATCCAATAGGACAAGGGAGTTTCAAAGTCAAATGCCAATGTTCCATCACAACCAACCACTGTGCCAAATTCTTCTATGGTGTGATCCCCGTATCCGTTGAAATTGTGAGTAAATGTGCCTTTGATCACAGGCATGACATCAATACCATCAAATGTTAGAGATTTCAATTCAACTGCTGCATCAACATTGTCAGTGGTTTCAATAAGTGCTCGTTTACCAGTAATTTCAATTTCAAACAAGTGTTTGATAATTTGTGTGTCATCTGCTTCAAACTCAAAGGTACATGCCTCATGATTTGCGAGCTGTTTGCCGTATGATATCTTGTCAACAAAGATTTCATAACTCAATGCGTCTTTGGTTAATGAAACAATTTGTAAGCCTATGTTCATTGGTTAATTGGTGCGGATAGAGGGACTTGAACCCCCACGCCTTTCGGCAACAGCTTCTAAGACTGCCATGGCTACCATTACATCATATCCGCAAAACTTCATACAAAATGTGCTTTGAGAATTTCAGCTAGTTTGAAATAAGAAATTTCTTTATCACCATCTAAAAATGATACCTGACACAAATATCTATCTTTGCCAGAGTAATTGATTGCCGTATGCAGAATACCAGTGTTAACAAGCGTGGGGTTGGTGTGTATCTTGCTTCTATAGATTTCAGTTACGGAATCGTCTTCAACAGAATAATTTTCTTTGTTTTCCCAATCACGTATCACTGTCATTGAATGTCCTGCCTTGAGTTCAAACCAAATTTGATCAGCATCATTGTGACCATATATCCAGTTTAATCGACCCCAGTCAGTGACACTAGGTCCGTCGATGTGTACTCTATGCGAAGGTGATTGTGCATTTGTTAGTCTAAAAAATGTTCTAAACAATACAAGTTCATGTGCTTCACAAAATTCAGTAAACTTTGGATTTATAAATTGTTTTGGCACAATTGGTGGAATACCTAGTTTTGGGTTCCAGGTGTTGTACCATTCACATACATTTTCGAAACTAGTAAGTACGTCTGGTATACAAATATCTAAACTTTGACAAAATTTATTCATTGCTTATCAGTGCTTGCTGCATCCAGTCAGTGCTTTGTGCTGATTCAATTTCGTGAACATAGTATAGATCAGGACCTGTCCAATATTTACTTAAGATTTTCCTATAAAAATCTTCGGTTCTTTGACTGCTGATACTGTGTATGATTTTATGATAATCTAGAATTTGTGCGTCGTTGACTGCTATATTTGCAGGGGCAATATTAGACTGTGCCGGTTGGCCGCAAATGAAACAAAACTTGGTTGTGCGCTTGGCGATTTGGCCTAACCACCATTCAAAATCTTGATCCAATATTGAGCCTACTACCCAAATACACACTGTGCAATCGTATTGTTGATCCGGCCAGTGATCAATGCCAGGCACAGCAGGATCAAATTGATCGTATACATCCAGCCCAAAACGTTCAACTATGGTCATTGGCGCAGTAAGCGTATTTGACACATGATCAATCCAACGTTGAGGTTCAAGTTGTAAACCTCGACCTGCACCTACTTCCAACATTGAGTGTGTATTGTACTTTTCTAGAAGATTGCAAATCAACGGCTCTGCTTTGAGTAGGCCTTGCCCATCTCCCCAGTGTCTACCATCAGATGATGCAAATGTCATAGGCCTTTGATGCATTAGCCTAGACATTCTAATTATTTCACTGTAACCATCACTGACCATGTTATATTTCTAATCTGTGTAAGCAATTGGTGCTCCCGCCCGGAGTCGAACCAGGATTGGCCGTTTATCTGACGCTACGGGATATAAGTCCGCTGTTTTACCATTAAACTACAGGAGCACGGTTACTCATCATCTGGCATCAAACCATTGTGTTTTTTGTCTCTGACATTGTCCAGATCTTGTTCAAGTTTGAGTTCTTGCGGTGTTTTCATTCCATGCACCTTTCGCGGATTACCACATAAAGCACATTCTGGACGACCACAATCCATGGCATGATGTTTTACAAGCCTGTGTGGTTCTTTAAGCATAGCGTTTTTGTCAGAAATTCCACGTTGCTTGGCGATCTTGACTTGTCTCGCCACCGCGCTTTCATCTTTGTGTCTGCGCCGCGAGTTTGAAAATTTGTTTTGTTCGTTACTCACAGTGGTTCCTTGGTTGCAGGGGGCGGATTCGAACCGCCGATCCCCAGGTTATGAGCCTGGTGAGATGCCTCTTCTCCACCCTGCGTCTAAATTTATTTAAGAATTCTTTTCACTCTTACGCGGAGCACGTGATTGATTTTTTACCACTTCAACAAAGTCTCTTAAAAAATTATCGCGTTTTTGTTTATCAAAAATTCCAGCTGCCATGGCCTTGACTGGTTTGGTTAACTTAACTGCTTTTGGGTCATATCCTCTACAGGTCATAAAATTCCTTTTAGCTAGGTATTACGTGGGGAATATATGGTACGTTTCTTGGACCACCATATAGTTGTTCAAAAAGTTTTTTTGCTTCTTGTGGAGTGTCTGCATACACACGTTTTTTTTCATCACCATTTGGTGTACGCACTGTGGTTTCATATAAAGGCATTTAATTTCCTTGCAATGGTCGGGGAAGAGGGATTCAAACTCTCGATCTCCTGCTCCCAAAGCAGGCGCTTTAATCAGACTAAGCTACTCCCCGCTGTTTTTAGTTATACCGCACAGTAACTAAAATTTTTTTCTAACATATAGAAACACTCTTGATCTCCAGTCCATCATGGTGATCAATCCACTTTTGACCTTCAATGATCCTGCGTCCAGTTTAGAGTGTTTTTATATGGTAGGTGCGGTGAGACTCGAACTCACAACTTATCGGTTAAAAGCCGATTACTCTAACCAGTTGAGTTACGCACCCATACGTTTGGGACCGTCGTCCGTTTTGTCACTGTCCATGTGTGGACTCTCCTTTGTTAACTTACACACATTGTACTATCGTTTCATATTATGGTCAAGCCATAAAAGTAAGACTACCGTCAAAAACACAACACTCAAAGCCCCATGATTGTTTCTCCTTTGTAGTACCTATTTTGCTATGTAAACACAGCCTGCATTGACTCTGTAACCGTCAATCTTTACTGTGGCCAAGATTTGTTCTTTGGCCTTGATGCATTCGGCATGTCCGGCATATTTTAAATTTAAACTGCCATTGCTGGTCGAACTACCGGGCATGATGCTAAACAACGTTATTACAAGTATCCACATCTTATTGCTCCTTTGATTATTTTTTAGTTGTTTTTGGACTGCACAACGCAACATGTTCAGGATGCTTGTCACTCCACTGCTTGTGAGCAATCATGCATTCTTGATAGTTTGGATATTCTTTTTTATACACAAACTTCATTGTTGGTGGTGGGTCGGTCCACAGTTGTATGATTAAAATCCAAGGCATTAAATCCATACAAGTCTCCTCTTTAGTAAAATGCCAAACTTGGTACCCCCGGATGGTAACGATCCAACGTCTATCGATTATCAATCGATTGCTCTGCCTTTGAGCTACAGGGGCATTATTTTTGTACACAGTCAACTTTGAGTTTAGACTGTACTTTGTTGAGGTAGTATTCAAGTCTTGACTTTCGTTCAAGACAGGTGGGCAAATCATTTAACACTTCATGTTCTACATAATTGCTGGTTACGCCAAACCATATTATCAGTGCAAATTTCATTGTTTTGCCTCCTTGGCTGTTTGGTGCCGACTCTTGGTTTCGAACCAAGCCCTTGTGCTCTTCAGGCACACGCTTCCACCAGGTTAGCTTAGTCGGCAATGGGGTATCTGACCGGTATTGATCCGGTACTACCGCTTTCACAGAGCAGGGTGCAGGCCACTACACTACAGACACCATTGGTAGGGGATGAGGGACTCGAACCCCCGAATGTCGGAATCAAAATCCGATGCCTTGCCAGCTTGGCGAATCCCCAGTTGAAAAAGAAAAGAGGTAGCAAGCTACCTCTCAATGTATTACCTAAATTGATGAATCAACGATTTGCGATATACATTGTGATCTCGAAGCCGAAGCGTAGATCAGTTGCTGTTGGTTTGGTCCACATGTTTTTCTCCTTTGAAATATACATGTACTGCACATGTATTTAAAGCATGATAACACAGTCTAGCCAATATATCTATACATAATAAACTTAATGTACCGTAATGATTTTCATGAAACTTATTGGCCCGGCGTGAGGGAATCGAACCCCCATTAAGAGTTTAGAAGACTCCTGTCCTATCCATTGAACGAACGCCAGGTGGAGCGGGTAATCGGGTTCGAACCGATGACATCTACCTTGGCAAGGTAGTGCTCTGCCAACTGAGCTACACCCGCATGTTTATGCCGCAAGTTTTTTTAACCTGTCAGCGGCATAACTAGCCGCAAAAGCATTTGGCTTCACTAGAGGAATCACATTGCATGTACCACGAATGTAACCAATTGCCTGTGTTATAACACAACTTGATCCTGCATGTTCATCAGGATTGATATCAAGGTGAACTTCTACATGATAGTCTTCAAGCTCTGGCGCAAGACGTTGAAACACTTCACTGACTTTGTAGACTTCATTCATAAGTCGCATGCTTGGCTTTGATAGCTTGTGATCATAATCGCGTTCTCTACTGACTTCACCAAATATCTTACAACCATTGTTACCGTTGACATGGATGACCAATGCAACAGTGTACTCTGCCCACCATTGTTTGCCTTCGCGATATCTAAAACTGTCTGCACCCAAATAAATTTTGGTATTTGGCCCGCAGGTGGCAAGATATTGTTGTACTGTTTCTAATTTGATTGTTCTTGCCATCAAGGCCTCCATTTTAGTTTATGGCCGGTCCGGAGAGATTCGAACTCCCGACAGCTGGTTTCGAAGACCAGAACTCTTCCGCTGAGCTACGGACCGTGTTGTAAAATTTTATTTTCTTAGTACCGGCTTCAAATTTTGAGTTATAATCTCCAGTGGACTGACAAAATTTACATTGTGCTATGGGTTTGTCTTTTTTCAATTCTAGCACAAAGTTTTCGAGTTCTCCATCAGTGGCTGTGACCTTGCAGTGTTTGTACTTGTTTAATAACTCAAAATCTTCTGCACTGATATCAAATTGAAACTGGTTTAACATTTCTGGCAGTAGTGCCACTGTGCTGCATTTGTACAAGTTACCACGATTTAGATGATGAACCATGATTTCAAGTTCACGATCACGACCGCAACACACAGCATAGGCAGCTTTGATGTTGCTGTTGTGCAATGACATGTTGCCAGTGGTGTTGTCATATATCACTGCACTGGTCCAAAATTGATTTTTTAACGAAACCGGAACAACTATGCCTAGATCATTTCTAACTTCGCTTACATATAAATTATTGATCCAATTGTTGTAACTCAGTCCAAAGATCTCACTGCATTCATCTTGTATTTGAGACGGCAATTCTAGAAAGTCTTCGGGTGTCTTGCATTCTGGCCACAATGGATCTTTAATCTGCTGATAACTGTTTAGCCAAGTGGTTATTTCACTGTGATTGGGTTTGTGAGTCACAGTGGCATTGTTGCCCAACCAAGACATCAAGTCATTGCATATTTTTTGTTTCTGTTTGACACCATGAGCACTTATTGTTAACAGTAATCTACTTTTATATTTTTCCAAAAGTGATCTAACTTCTGGGTATCTATGCAGTTCAGTTCCATTGCTCAACAACTCAATGTTGCTGTTGGGCCACAGCTCCAGGACATTTTCAAGCCAAGGCATCAAATCTGGATGTACAAATGGTTCTCCGCCTAGTATACCTATGGTCTTGATATGAAGACGCTGACTCCAAGTTTTGTAAATTTGCTTGTAGTCGTTCCAACGTTGGTGACCTCGAAATGCAAAATTGTTGAATGTAACACAATTAGGACAATTTAGATTACAAACATTTGTAATGTAGATCTCGCAACGTTCTATGCTAACCATTACGTCTATTCGCTGATTTTGCTGCACGATATTGTAGCACACCTTCGTAAGCCAAAACAAGCCAACCACACAGTGCCATGATGTAGGCGTTAACTGCGGCCCAGTTATTTGCCATGAAACTCAACACTAGATTAACCAAAATGGCAACAACTGCAACTACTGGAAATAAATTTATAAAATGTAACATGACTACCTCCAAAAAAAATTTGGCGGAAACGGTGGGATTCGAACCCACGGACCATTGTTAAGATGATCGACGGTTTAGCAAACCGCTGCCTTCGGCCACTCAGCCACGTTTCCAGATGTTGATCACTTGTAACGATCTTTCATTTCATTAACTGTGGAATCAAATTCCAAGCGAGTTAAAATCAACGAATACATTACCACAACACAAACCATGATTCCAAACACAGGCAAAGCCCACCAACTCAGTTGACTCAGTACATACCCAATACCAAACGGTATTGCTAAACTTAAAAAAGTGTACAACGCTGCTTTGATTTTCAATGACATAGCTGTCTCCTTAACAAACTGTATAACCTAGATTTTACTTTAAGTTAGATATTTTGTCAAGTGAAATTTGGTGGTGAAGGAGGGATTTGAACCCCCGACACTCTCCGTATGAAGGAGGTACTCTACCATCTGAGCTACATCACCTTTTAGTTGCCCCAAGCAAGAACGAACAATGTTCTATCTTGATCCCATTTAAAGGCTATACCAATGTTGTTGAGTATATTACAATCATCATAAGCCCACACAGCATATCTTGGACCCACGCGATCTTTGAGCCAACTTTCAACAACAGTAATACCTTGTATCCAATCTACTTGGCAGTGATCAAACACAGGCCAAGGCACTGTAGCATGGTATTGAAAGCGGTGCCAGTCCACTAACATGCCGATATTTATGGAGCAACGGGCGTGATTCGAACACGCGGTTTTCAGGATTTGCAGTCCCGTGCATTGGGCCTCTCTGCCACCGTTGCATAAAATTGGTGCCCCTTGACAGAATCGAACTGCCAATCCATGATTACAAGTCAAGTGTTATGCCATTTAACTAAAGGGGCAATCAATCATTACGATCTATAAAAATAAAGTTAATAAATATTTCAATGCTGAAAATATTCACTGCTGAGTTCTACCTCACACACCATTGCAATCTTGACTGCGAGCATTGTAATCGATTTTCTAATTATAAAGCATTACGCGGTCATCGCAGTTGGCAAAATTATGCAGCAGAGTACCAAAGTTGGGCAAACAACCTTGATATAGATATCATAAGCATTCTTGGCGGAGAGCCATTGATGCATCCGGATATCTTAGAATGGATGCAACAAATAAGAAGTTGGTGGCCAAAATCATCTTTGTACTTAATGACCAACGGCACACTGTTGAATCGTGTATCTGGTTTGTACGATGCGGCAAAAGATTATCAATATGTAATTGACATCAATGTGCATAATCCAAGTTGGTACAACCAAACCGTTCAAAGTCTTGACAATTTTTTCCCCGGCCAATATACAATAGAACAGGCCAAAGATGATCCTATTTTTTCTAGACAAGTTGCAAAAGATCACAATGGGGTAGAAGTTCACATCAAACACAGCTCACGCATGCACCAAAGCACGGTGCTACTCAATCAAGACAAGTTTCATTTACACCAAAGCGATCCAGTAAAAGCTCACAGTGTTTGCTGGAACGCAACATGCCATCACTTTTTCAATGGCAAACTTTTTAAATGTGCAATGCCACCATTGCTGAAAGAATTTTCCAATGTGTGCTATCTAGATCTATCCGAGGAAGACCGAGCACTTATTGATGGTCCCAGCGGGATAACAGTGGATGACGCTGTGGCTGATCCTGATAAGTTTTATCAATATCTAAAAGGACCAATTGAGCATTGCCGCTTGTGTCCAGAAGAACTTGAATTTAAAAATATAGCAGCAAAGGTTGCCAAAACTGTTATACCAATTCAGCTGTATCGCTGATCACTGCATTGTACTGGTGGGCGGTGACAGGTTCGAACTGCCGACATTCGCGGTGTAAGCACGACGCTCTACCAACTGAGCTAACCGCCCAAGAAATTTAGTTGTCCTTGACGTCTTTGGCATCAACGCAGGTTTCACCTCTAAACACATAGACGTCACTGTCTAATCTTAGCTGTTCAAACACTTGATTGTTTACGCAGATATAAGGATCTTTGTGATTTTCCATGTAAAAGAATATGCCGTAGCCTATGCCTGCCAACACCATTAGTATGGGTGTGTACTTTAGATACTTTACAATCTCAGGCATTGCACCCAAAATTTGCGGCAAATTTTTAAGCAGTTCTTTCACGCTGATATTTATGTGGTACACCATAGCGGAGTCGAACCGCTCTTGCTGGAATGAAAATCCAGAGTCCTAACCGATAGACGAATGGTGCATAAAATTTAATGCTAACAAGGAACTGACTGTTACATGATGCCGAAGTCATTACCGCATCAAACCCTTGCTAAACCCGCATTGCGGGACGATTCGCACTCAATCGTTTTGATCTAAATCTTGCTTAATGAAGCCAATATTAGTTTTGCAGTTTATACTATATGCCTCGCTCAACAGCTTTACACGTGATTACTGTTTATTGCTTCGGTTACATAATGCCTCGCGCCGGCTTCTGTGCTTACAAACTGCAAAATTAATATTGCTTAGGCTACTTGTTTTCCAGGCAAGCCCCTATGCTGAGTTGTTACCCTGTCCACATTTGTTTCAGCGTATCGTGCTACCGGTTGTGTCCGGATATCTAGGTGCTGTGCTCTGCATTGCGCTAACGGTAGCCTAGCCAACCGGTCTAACTAACGTGTGACACCCGGCACTTTCAGGAAAGTGCTAACCGGAACTGGCTGCTCAGGTTGGGCTCGAACCAACGACACACGGATTAACAGTCCGCTGATCTACCGACTGATCTACTGAGCAATAAACTTTGGCGACACTTACGGGATTCGAACCCGTGATCTCTGGCGTGACAGGCCAGCGCATTGGGCCAGCTATGCTAAAGTGCCTTTTGCTATTGGTACCCGGAGCCGGACTCGAACCGGCACGCCCTATCGAGCATTGGATTTTAAGTCCAAGGTGTCTACCATTCCACCACCCGGGCATATTTTTTAAATTGTAAAAGATCAAGCACAACCAAGTTCGCATTGTACTAGATTACAATTTTGGAGTCAATAAAATTGTGTTGTATTTTTACAACAAACAATTGATGTAAGTTGGTGGAGGTACCCGGATTCGAACCGAGGACTCCGCGGTGCAAACGCAGTGTTTTCCCAATTATACTATACCCCCACAGGTTATGGAGCGGCGTGCGAGAATCGAACTCGCGACTTTAGCTTGGAAGGCTAAGGTAATACCATTTTACGAACGCCGCATAGATGGCGACCCTTGAGAGATTTGAACTCCCACCGACGGTTTTGGAGACCGGTATGCTGCCGTTACACTAAAGGGCCGTGTCAAACTGAAACTATTTCAACTGATACTGGATTAAAGCCTTGCACGTAGTTCAACAATATTTGAGCATCTGTTTCATTCATAAATGACCATTCCACAGTGGCATGCCCACTTGGTACGTCATCTTTTAACTCCCAGGCTAAAGCCTTGCCGGGGTAGTTTTCAAGGAAGGCTAGTGCTTCCTCTGGGTTTGGTGAACTCTCAGCGAACACAGCGCGAACAAGTTTAATTGTCATAATGGTCTCCTAATACAATATTTATTTGGTGGGGATCCAGGGACTCGAACCCCGTATGTCAGAGACGTCGGATTTACAGTCCGATGCAGTAGCCAGTTCTGCTCGATCCCCCGGCATTCTAAAACACACTATCAGTGCGTTTTAGAATACCCTGTGCTGTAGCACAGGATATGTTAGGGTCGACGCCCTAACCAGTAGTCTTACTAATACGTTACCGCCGTATTTTCATGTATACTGTCCGCCCATTCGCTGTTTTTAAGTGAACAGCAGGCTCTCGTTGCCTGTAAAACACATTATACGCTGTTTTGCTTTGTTTCGTAACGCTGTTTGGACAAAGCACGTTTGGCTCGTTCAATCTTGGCTTGTATCAGTTCTTGAAACTGAGTTGAACTAAGAGTGTGGTCTCGAAACCATTTTTGCTCGCGTAGTTTATTTTTAAGTTTATCTTCTTCCATATTGCAAATAAAAAACCCTGGAGTTTTTAATTCCAGGGTCCGATAAAATCTTGTGATACCTAATTAAGATTTAAGAACCCTGAGTTTGGAATCCCCATTAATACGTGTGCGTGAATTAAACCAAACCAATGATTGACATTCACTGGTCATCTTGGGATACGCCGACGAATAATGTAGTTCTAGTTTCATAGTTCTATAATAATGCAAAGTTGTTTTATTGTCAACTTCAACTTGTTCTATTTATACCTCTAACGACTTTGTATGATATTTATGTTTTTGGTTACGCTGATATTTAGTGCGAATACGCATGCGTTGGCAACGATTGTGGTTATTTTTTGCCACAAAATTTCTAGGCTTGAAATCTATCAACAATTGTTGAACCACGTCGTTCATTCTAAATCACCTTTAAGTGAGTGCCAAATTTTAGGATCACAGCCCAAATATATATGATACTTTTTGTAATTTAACCAATTTGTAATTCGTTGCACAATACGTTCAATATAATTAAAAAACCAATCTCTAAACCAAAATGGATTGCAAACTGCTACCAACAAAACCAACAAAATGGGAACAATCAACACCGCAACACAGGTCCAATGAAACGCCATGGCATGATAAAAGTTCCCACCGTTTGGTTCAAGATTGATTTCTTTTTGCATAATACCAATAGTACAATATCTTTGAATTTATGTCAACTGACTTGATGCTTCTCTCCGCGGCGGTAATCATAACCCATAGCATTCTCCTTGTTTATTTCGCCCACACTAGAGCAAAGGCTGTGGCTAGACTATTGTTTGCAAATCTGTAACTGTCTCTGTACTCAAAATAATCATCGCCACAGCGGTAACCGTGTTTAGTGAACCATTGGGTAATATTTTCAAAACGCTGGTTGATTTCGTTTCTGATGCGGCTTCTTTCGCGCATGGATTCGTTGTGTTCTGCTTGATACCAAAGATCCTCAAAGAAAGGGTCTTTGTCAAGAGCAACACAAAGATGCGGATAAGGATCTTTTTGTATTGTATCTGACCACATACATGACTCCTATAACGAAAGTGTCATTATAACAAAATGAGTAATTAGAGTCAATCTAAAGATGCTTCCTCTCCGCGGCGGTAATTATACTGCATCAAGCATTGCTGCTATCACACACAGCCTCCACCCGCTCCCCGACCGGAGAGAATTCTCGCATTGCCAGCGCCGTTTGCACCAAACGGTAAGGTCCTGACCTACCACGGCCTTCTCATCCTCCGGACCAGAGTAGGGGGTGGCGCCCCCACGTCCTTTAATCTGCGGGATTGAGCAGATCTTCAAAAACCTTAAACACTTCATGTACAGAAATTTGTAGTTCTGAAGCAATCCATTCTACTGTTTCCACTTCTTGACCGTAGCGGTCTCCTAGGTTTTGTGCTAGTTCCAAAATTTGTTTATCGATATTTTTCATTACTTTCTCCTTTAAATTAATCTAAACGACTACCTGCGTAAGCATCAAAACCGTACTTGCGGAACACAAGAGCCGCTGCCCTAGCACCTTCTTCCAGCGTATCAATGTTCTGCGCCGGATAGCCTGCAGGATTCCATAGTTGGAAAGTCTTGGTGTAGTCTTGGCGCACACCTGCGGCCTTGAGCATACGGCCTAGTTTGGTATTGCCTTTGACCTTGAAAATGCTGGTCCATGCAAAGCCACAGGCATATTGGTCTACACCGCCCAGCCGCTCACGGAAGAACTTGTCCGATGCCTCATAGGCAGCATCTCGGGCTTCACGCACAATGGCGTTGACTTGATCTTGTGTAAAGTCCATTTTAAATTACTCCTCCCAATTATAATCACTAAGGTCAGAATCATAGGAAACGTCCACCAATTTACCTTGTTCGCCCAAACGAACAAAAAGAGCTACAAGGATGTCCATAAGGGCATCATTGGTAAGGTGATACTTCACAGCCACTTCCTCGAAGGAAAGTGGGCCCATCAAGTCTTTTTGGATTCGGTGTGTTGTGATGCAGGCAACGTTTGCCATGTTTTTTCCTTTTGGTTGTTTGTCTATAATAATCAAGCACTCCAAAAAGTTTCGCTGGATGGGCTGCAATAGTACGGAGTATCATAACGCTCCAGATACTCTTTACCTGACATCATGTTCTTGCGAGAGACAAAAGTCTCATACACATACACAACCAAGCCTTCCTTGCGGAAGTCATCGGCCAGTGTTTCGATGTAGTCACGGGTCACTGGTGCAAAGTCCTTGACTTCTACAAAACGCAGACCCTTTTTGTTACGACCGTAACGCTCGTCGCGCTTGATACGATTGTCTTTTTTGTAGATCTCGAACGTGTATTCAGTAAGTTTGCCCATTTCGTATGCTCCTTGTTATTCACTATACACATATTATAGCAAATCAGGATTTATTGGCCAACCAATTTAAGTGTTACTGAAATTGCAACTGTTGCTTATTCAGCAACAGTTAGCATATTTGCAGGCACTGTCCAAGTGGTGTAGCCCTCGCGCACCTTGACATTTTTTATGTTGATTTTAACAACATTTCCTTGATGTGTACGCCCGCTGCGGGGATTTACAAATCTAACAACATCTCCCATGATGATAGACCGTTTGTTTTCTTTTACAATCTGACCACGACGGTATTTGATGGCGCTGACAATGCTATTGAGTTGTTCATTGGTAAACGATCCAAACATGATTTGGCTATTGATTTGTTGAATGGACAAGTCAGACATGTATCGCTCCTTTATCAGCAAAATTAATTTTGAGAGTCCGCCGGCGGTATTGTTAATAAATTTTGCAATCTATCCGCAGCGGAACGAATATCTTCGCTCAACAGCCCAGGGCCAATCTGATCTTCAATCAGTCTGGCTACATCGTGCAATTGTATCACAGCATCATGCAACAGTGGTTTTTGGCGCATCTTTTTTAGCCTTTGGAAATTTACTACACCATATACATTTCGTGGAACTTGTTCCATAAAAGTAAAGTCCGAGGTCAACAAACTTGCCACCGCATGCTTGACACTGATAGGTACTGATTTCTGCTTCTTCTGGACCGTTCACGGCTTCTAGTTGCTTGGGTCCAAGCTCGTGACTCACAGCATGTGGCGTCATTGTTTATACTCCAAATTCATAGTCAGCAGGCACCAACATGTCAGCTTCTAGCACTGCATCGTGATAGGTTGCTGCATTCAATACCACGTTGGCACCATTGCTGAAACATGCTGTATAGGCACCGTTCACGGTGTCGTGCTGTATATCAATAAGAAACGTATCCATTTCTGTGCCTTTCAGTTGTTGACAACATCAGCGGCTGCTTCTGCCGCCAATCGTTTAACGGCACGGCCTGCTGCCTCACGGCTATTAGTAAAAGCATAATCGTCGCTGAGACTGTTAAAGCCGTGATACAGTGTCCACTCACCATCTTTGAGCCATTCTACCCTAACGTCGTAGGCTCGTTCAAACGGTGAACCATCGTGTACAATTCGTACGTTACCAAAATCTTGTGCAATATACATTATACCACCCCGCAAGCTTCATAAAATTTAGACATATTGAATCTAGGATTTGCTTGAGCACAGGTCCGTGCCATGGCCTCGGCTATGATAACCCTGGTCTCAAGATCCTCAATCTTTGCGATTGCTTCAGCAATCGCTCGAAAATCTTTTCTAGTCATAATGCCTCCTTATGCCCACTCTAGTTCTTTTGCTGGATAAACGATCCGACCTTCATATTCCAATTGGTCACGCTCGTATTGGGTAAGGTAGTCGTCGTCAACGAGCTCCCAGTCTGCGATTGTTTCTGTGATGTAGTCGCTGGCTTTTTCAATCTGCTCGCGCACTGCCATCACCGTTGCAATTGCGGCGCTTGGGAGAACATCTCGCACAACGTATTCGTCACCGCCTTTGGCCTTCCAGTAAGCATCGTCGCCCTTGCCAATGGAACCATCTTCGTTCCATGCATAGTTTTCGTAAACCTGGGTATAGATTACTAGTTTCATGTTTGCTCCTTGTTATTCACTATACCGCTATTGTACAGAAATTGGCTTTTTTGGTCAACAAAAAAAGGGTTGCAATTTATGCAACCCTTGGCAGATTTATGCTGCTGTTTTAGCATTGAATCTGTTGCCTACCAAGGCTTCTTGCTTGGCGAACCACTGCTTGGTGAACTGATCTGGGTCTTGACCCTTGCGCGGCGCATCGCCCACCCGTTTGACTTTTACTGTTACTGTTGCATTTTTTGCAATCTTTGGTGCTTTTACTTTTGCTACTTTAGCAACACGAGGCGCTTTTGTAGCAGTGATGCCTTGTGCATTGAGATAATCAATTGCAGCTTCTTTACCCATTGCAAACGGTAGCTCAATCATGCGAACATCTGTTGCACCCAACTTGGTTAACACTGCCGCACGATTTGCATCGTTAGCAAATTTGTAAACAGTTGCACCTTCAACAACACAAGTACCCGCAAAAGAAAAAAGTTTAGACATTTGTACGGCTCCTAATCAGTTACAATACATCTATTATACAAAAATGGGATTTTTTGGTCTATCTTTTTTTTGGTTGCTTTTTTGCAACGGATTTGGATGTTGCTAAATCTGCAATTTTTGTTGCATTTTTGAGCCGGTGAAACAAATCTGTTGCACGTTTAAACTCAAAATTTGGATGCTTATACATATAGTCAATTTTGCGCTCTAAAACTTGCAAAACTTCTAACAAGTCCATTTTTGTTGCAAAATCGCTATCCATTAGTATTTTGTTAATATCATGCTTGTCCAACATGTACTCTACCCATTTTGTTGTAGCAGGTATTTTGTAATATTGAACTATTGCTTTTTTGTTATTGCCGGTTGCATATTTTGTAACATATGTACGAGCTTGCATATATCCTCCTTTTACGAAGACTATGCATTGTATGCTAGAATGATTTGTTGGCCAACCAACTCTGGTTTTGAGATCCTGGTTGATAAGTATTTTTATGGGATACTACTACAGATATTGGGCTTGGGTGGCTGACATTGGATGCGACCCAGTGGATCTCATGCAAGATCTTGCTAGTTGGGGTTGTACAGTTGAATATGGGTCAGACAGCATAAACATCTGGATTCCAGAAAAAGAAAATATCCTACTGGTTCTAAAATATCCGGAGTTCAAACGCTATCCTATCTTTGATAGGTATTAGTTTACTTTCGATCTCGAGCTTTGACAGCATCTTTGAGCATGCCCTTGATCATCAGCAGCACTCTGTTTTTTTCTTTTTCGGTTAGATACTTAACCAGCACCAGCTTATCGTCATAACTTTTGGCGCCGTCTAAAAATTCAGCAGGAACAGTTAATTTTGATTTTGGCTTATTCTTTTTTAATTGTTTTTTTAAATCATCCTGATCCATGATTTTTCCTAGATATCCGATCTTACTTGTAACAATGCCAGCCAACGTTCTACATCTCCATGTAGGCTAGCCATCATTGCTTCTTTGCTGCCGAACATTTTTACTTCTTTCTTTTTTACATCAATATAATACGGGCTTGGAACTTTTTTGTCTAAAGTTTGCAGCAACTTTATATTTACATTAGGAAGGCGAATAGTCCAGTGCTGTATATCTAGGATTTTAGCAAACACCTGGAACCCTTGACTGCTCAAACGGTAGCCGCCATGCTTGGTTGGATTTTGCCACCATGTTAATTTTGCTGTTTTTAGGTCTACTTTGTGATCCGGGGGCAGTGCGTTTAAAACATTTTCAGTGAGTGTGTCACGCGGTGGTTTCATCGGGGTAGATTTTTTCACCCTGCGTGAGCAGCACAACACTGAATTTGTTGGTCTTGAACTGCTGGTTAAGTTTTTTGGCTAGATTTTTGGCATGCCCAGGATTGCTGAAACTACATTTTTTGTATTTTGGCCCAGGGAACTGCATCAACAGGTTGGTGGTTTTTAGATTGATTGGTTTGTTGTCGAAGAAAACCGCCCAGATCCCTTCGCTTGCTAATACCTGTTCTGATTTGTAAGTGGTTTTGTCTGTGAGTTCTAACAAAACTTCGGGTTTAGGTCTAGACAACTTCTTCTCCAAAATAGTTGTCTATATTTATCTACTTAAAACTGCCTCCGCCCAGCTCAACGGTTATAGTTGGTTCTTTGGCGTCTAGGATCTGTTGTTGTAGATCATCTAAACGCATCAGCAGTTTGGTAAGGTCCGAATGTATGTCTTTGGCTTCTTGTATTGACAGCACAAAGTCCCTAGAGCCTCTAGATTCTGCTGCTTTTATTCTATCAATTAGTTTGGTGATATGAATCATTGGGCTTCATCCTTGGTTTTAAAAGGTCCTCGATATTTGTATCTTTGTAGTGTGATCAGTTTTGGACTTTGTACTGCTTGCCATTTTTTGTTTTGGCAAACGTTATACCAACCAGCTGCAAACCAAGATTTGGATTTTTTGGTTTTTGTGAACAACGGTAAATGATGTTTTACTTCATAGATTGGATTGTATATTCTACAACCAGCAGGATAACCATACACATTGGTTTCTTTGGTATTGCCAGTGGTTACTTTAGCTGGGGATACAAAATCAATGCCCACACGCTGTTTGACCATGTTAATGGTTTTGTAGATCTGCACATCACTGTTGATCTTTACAGAAAATCCATTATTGGTTGCTTCTATATTTCCTACTTTTTGGTCACCTTGTCTAAGTATCCAATACTGGTTCTTTCTCACTGGCTTTGCTACTATTGTCATTTAGAACTCCTTTGTAAGTTTCATTGAGCCAGCGTCCGTATTGTTCTGCTGACTCTGAAATTTTTACCAAATCAAATTTACCACAAAATCTTATAAACCTTATGCCAACTTGACCAACGTCTTTGTGACTGATTTGTTCAACAATGGCTTGATCAACTTTGTTTTTTATTTCTTGCGGTTGTGCTTTAAGATCTATCAATGCTACGTTGCGATTATAATCATCCAACACTTTGTGTTCTTGACCTTCATGATCAGTCCAACGCTGTAGCATGAGATTGTTCCATGCATAACCTTTGCTTTTTCTATCTTCAAAAGCTTCAGTAAGACCAATTTTGTTTTTTGTGCCTTTGGTACGAACGCCTGGATAAGCAGAAAACACATTGTCACTGCTGTCGCCGCGCATGCATTTTTCAAACAACAACCATTCTGGATCTGGGATCACTTTTGGTTGCTTGGTTTTTTTATCAATCACCAAATTGTTCTTGCTGTCAAAGATACCTTCTAGGGTGATAAGTTCATCTGTGATACCATTGAATTGGTCTACGTTTTTGGCCAGCAATTGTACAAAGTCAGTGTCACTGCTCACAATGGTATGATGATCATTTGGATGCAACGCAATGAACCTAGCAATGATATCGTCAGCTTCTGCTTCGGGATGACGAATCACACTGCAATTTGTGTTGGTATTTAGAAACTTTGTGAAGTCATCGTAGGTCTGCCAAAACAGTCGATCTTCTTCTGCTTCAGACTCAGTGAGTGCGGCACGAGCCACTGCACGATTGGCCTTGTAAGGTTTGTAAAAGTCCTTGCGCCAACTGCGACCTTCCAACGCGAATACCACATGATCCGCTTCAAACTTCTTTGCAACTTTGTTAATTGCAGCCAAGGTTATATGCAGTGCGTATCCCACTTTTTCTTCTGGTGAGCTTGCACGAAATGCAACGTGTCTTGCACGGAAAAACATATTTGCCGTGTCAATCAAAACGTAGTTCATGTCAATCCTAGATGTTGTACTGATTGATGTATTGTAACACAAAATTGGCCCAAAAGCAATGGGCTTCGGCACCAAAATGATATGATTCGGGATTTACCGTTTCAAATCCATTTTGACGCAGAACCGAATCATAGGTTTGATCTTCTTCATACGGACCAATAAAACAGTTGCTCCAGTCGTACTTTAAATTAACATTGTTAAAGCATGAGTTACCGTTGAACATTAGATGTCGGATTTTTCTTTGTTTGAGATAGTTATGAAAATCCCAGATTTTTTCGTGCCATTGAGCAATGCATTGGTTCCAATCAATGTTTGCTATGAATTCTTTGTAGCGTTGTTGCAAGTGATCTGGCACATGATCAATGCCACTGGCGTTGACTTGATAGTAGGTTCCGTCATCTAACCATTCTTCACGTTCCCAGGTGCTCCACTGTAGTACCAACAAACTGTCTTTCAGTGTGCCCTCGTCTTGTTGATCAATCCAGTGCTGCGTGGTTCTAAGTATTCTTGAGTTAGAACTTGCGCTTTCTGCATCACACCAAAGCACAGCAAACCATGCATTGGCAATCTCACACCCATAACTTACACGTTCATTATACGGATGTGGCTTGCGTCCTAGACCCCAAAAGAATGGATCATCTTCAGCAAATGCGTATGGCACTGCTGCTTCTGCGGCGGCACTGTGACTATCACCGTTGACGTAAACTATCATTTAATACGGAATTCTGCAAAATTATCAATTACTGGTAGTTGTCTTACCAGAACTGGATCCTGTTCTTTATCAGGTTCGTCGCGTAACACTCTTTCTGTTTCAGCCATAGCCACTCTTCTCCTTAGGCTTGAACTTGAAAAACTATGGTCTCGCTTGTTGAAAATGATGTCAATACCACGAGCTTCGCACTCCCACTTGCCAGAAAACTCTCGACCATGATATTCGACGCCAAGTATTCTTACATCAATGGGCAGTATCAACAATAGATCAACTAGATCTTGTTCGGTGCTGTAGGTCACAACTTCATCTACATACCGACATGCAGCCAATTGAATCTGTCGTTCAACTATGCTTTGCACTGGTTTGTTTTTGGTATCAGGTCTATCAATTGTGGGATCAGTTTGTAACCCACAAATAAGATAATCACAGTGATTTTTAGCTTCACTAAGCATGGCAACATGTCCAGCATGCAGCATGTCAAAGGTAGAAAAAGTTATACCAATTTTTTTACCATCTGCTTTGAGTTTTTTAATGTGATTGAATATCATACCATTTATCTAAAAGAAAATTTGCAAATTTACGATGACCATTGACTGACAAATGTCCGGTGATTGGATTGGCATCCGGATCGTGTTCTTTTGCCCATCCTTGAATATAAACTTCATGTAAATCTAAAATGCGACGATCTAAACAAACTGCTTGTGCTTGATATAAACTTTCTATGTAAGGAAACGAATTTAATGGTACCGATGAATTATCGGCTGCAGAAAAAAACAGATAATCAACATTTTGATTCTGTAAAAATTGCGACAACAGATACACATTGGTATAGAAGTCAGTTATTTGTTTATGTACAAATAAATCGTCGTTTATTAGACACTTTTGTTCTAGGCTGCATTCGTTGAGTTGAGCCAACATGTCTAATGTTATAAATTTTGGATTAAGATGAATTTCTTTGGTTTGATCCGGGATTTGGTTCAAAACTGTTGATTTATTACCATAGTACCATACTTCAAGCCTGCGTACAAAAGACCACCCTACTATAACAATAAGCCTGTTGGTATTGTTTTTTTCTTGTAAAACTTGTTCAATTGTAGTTCTTGTAATTCTATCGTTACTTGAACCTGCACTAGCAATGTTAACAAGAGGCAAGTTTAGTTGTTCAGCAAGTGTTGTAGCCCAGGGTATAGATATACCAGCCGCAGAATAACTATCACCATTGACAATAATTTTGTCGTAGTCAATTCCAGAAGTCATCTAAGATATCTCTCTTCGGCCTCCGCCGAGGTCCTTATCTTGAATGTATCGTGAAGGGTTCATGGCTTGTTCCTGTTCCCAAGTTTCTAAAACCACATGTCTGCATACATTTTGAAACCATCTATCCACAATCACATTTTCTGGCTCGTTGGGTTTCATTTGATAACCAGCACGTACTAAATTTGAAATAAACTTATCATTCCAATCTAGCTCAAATGCCCCTTGATGCAAGTTGTCTGGATCCAAATCAAAAGTGGTTATGGCCACATAGGGCTCGCCTTTTTCTGTTGCGATTTCTTTGTCAGATTTGATCACAGGAGGTGGAGCAGGTGGTGCTGCTGCTGGGGGTACAGCAGTTTGCGGTTTAGCTGTCTTTTTCTTCTTGGGCTTTAAAAAATTTAACCAACTCATAAAAGGTCCTTAAAATAAATCTATGTTTTCCCAAGGCAAATAATGTTTACCAAAATGTCCGTAGTTTGTGGTTTCACCATAGATTGGTCTAAACAAATCAAACCTATCAATGATGCCCTTGGGTGTAAGATCAACATTTTTAGTTATGTAGTCATACAACTCTTGATCGTTGCCATCGGGTGTGCGAATAGTAAAACTGGTTGGATCTGCTCTACCAATAGCATAGGAAATTTGAATCACTGCTTGAGTAGCACGACCACTGGCCACTATGTTTTTGGCTAGATAACGGGCCATGTACGCTGCACTTCTATCTATTTTAGTAGGATCTTTGCCACTAAATGCTCCGCCACCATGGGGCGCATATCCACCATAGGTATCAACAATGATTTTTCTGCCTGTGAGTCCTGTGTCACCATCTGGCCCACCTATTACAAATCTACCAGTGGGATTGATCAACAATTCAGTATCATCATCTACTAGATCTCCTAGTGCAGAAAAAATAACATTGCTTACAATATTTTTGACTACTTCAGGATCAACATCTTCTACATGCTGTGTACTACAAACCACTTTGGTGGCTCTTACTGGCACACCGTTGGAATATTCCAATGTTACTTGACTTTTGGCATCTGGGCCTAGTACAGACACAACTCCTTCTTTTCTCATCTGTGCTAATTGTTCAACAATTCTGTGACTATAATAAATTGCACTGGGCATCAATGAAGGAGTTTCTACTGTGGCATAACCAAACATCAAACCTTGATCACCTGCACCAAAGTTATCAGTGCCCAGAGCTATGTCAGCACTTTGTTCATGCATTAGATTAGTGATTTTTACAGTACGATAATCAAATCCTGGCTGCTCATAACCAATCCTACGAATAGTTGACCTAACAGTGTTCTCTACTTCATACGGATCCAACACACCTTTGTACTCGCCTGCTACAATCACCGTGTCTGTGGTAACAAGTG